TCACTGCCTCCCGCCATGCTTTCTCAGTGGGCCAGGGCATCTCAGGCTCCGGCTCCAGTAGTTGTGCAGCCTCCGACCGCCTGCGAGCGGCATGCAGGGCCGGCGCTGCCGTCTCAGCGGACAGCACGCCCTGCTGAACCAGGCGTTCGAGCTCACGGACCTCACGGTCAATCGGCGCGGGGCGGCGCTGCGGAGTCGCCCGCTCTTTGCGCATCATCCGAATGCCCTCTGCGATCGCCGCCGGCGACAGCAGATCTTCGATCACCGGCTCCAGAATGAGCTTCTCCGCGATCACCCTCGGGAAGCTGGACCGGTTCGAGCAGGCATGCTCGCCCGCGTTATGGAAGGTTCCACAGATGTATCTGCGCGTGCCGCTGCCAAAGGCGATCATTTTTCCGCCGCAGACAGAGCACTCCAAAATGCCGGACAACAAATACTTGAGAGCACCGCCGCGGCCAGGTCGCACGGTGAAGCGAGATTGAACTCGGGCCCATGTGCCGTCATCGATGAGGCGATCACACGCTCTAACGATCCATTCACTCTGTGGCCGCTCTCGTCGCTTGCGGATACCGGAGTCCGGATCTTTCACGAACTGCGATTTATTCCAGATCTGGCGCCCGATGTATCGCTCATTGCGAAGCAGGGCGTGCAGCGTGGAAACCTGCCAGCGACCCCGCGGCCGGGAGCGCTCTTTCCAACTCGCACCCGGAGATGGAATGTCGCGGCGATTCAGATCTGAGGCGATCGACTTCATCGACTCGCCGGCAGCGAAGCGGGCGAAGATCTCACGCACTACTTCGCCGTCTTCGTACGCTTTTCCACCAGTGGCTCGACCGTCCTTCGCGCGCATCTCGAGCGCTGAATGCACACGGCGGCTGATCATCTCGACATACTCGGCTCCCATGATGCTGGCCATTCCTGCCTGCATACGAGCGGTGAGTGAAGACGAATCAAACCCATCTTGCACGCCAATGACGCGCACACGCCTAAATTTCAGCCGCTGAATGAGCTTGGGCAGATCCTCGCTCCGCGCCAGCCTGGTCAACTCCATGACTATGAGAACTTCGAATTCTCCGAGTTCTGCATCGCGGATTGCTCGCAGCGCGCCAGGCCGATTGCCCAGAGCCGTGCCGGAGATTCCTTCGTCTTTGTAGACGCCGGTGACGGACCATCCTTCTCGCGCCGCTCGCTCTCGACCGACGCGCTCCTGGTCCCGGGTGGAGTTCTCATCCTGCATATCCGTGGAAAAACGGGTGTAGATTCGTGCTCTCATGGGCGGGGATTCTCGGCCGGAGGCGGGGCCGGCGGCAACTTTGGTCGCATCGCTGCCTTTGCGAGGATGCGAATGAGTTCCCTTAGTGCCGGGTTTAGCGGTTCCGAACTCATTGGAACAGCACCCACGTCAGTACCCCTAACAAAGCGACGATCGCCGCCGTTCTCATAAATGGCCGAACCGCGACGTGATGCGCACCAGGAACACCGCCAGGACGCCGATCACGAAGTGCCACCAGTGACCATTTAAGGACGCGCAGATGCCCACGACGAGTGCCAGCGCTATCCAAAAAATGACGGTGGGTAACCAGCCTTCTCGACTGCTCTCGTTGAAGTGTTGGTGTTGAGACATGGGTTCGCTCACGATCGCGGAATCCTCAGTGCCCAGAGGCCATCATCGCGCTTGAACCACTCGCCAATTGAGATGCTAGCGCCTGTATGATCCTCGACCTCCACGAAGCGCCCAGATCTTATCTGCGGGGCGCCGTCAAACAAGATGTCGATATAGGGACCGCGAATCTGCTCCAGGTTGTAACTCTCGACCTCCTTTCGCAGTGAACCGGGCTCACTTTTGAACGCGGTTTCGTCCTGCTGGCTCCAGTCCAAACTCAATGCATGCTCGGCCATTGCGTAGGCGACCCATGCGAACCGGGCCGGGGAAATCTCGTCACCCGCGGCGCGCTTTAACTGCCTCACCATCCAGGCTGATAGATAGAGGTACTCGTTCGCGACCAGGCGCTTTAGGGCGTCGACGCTCAAGTTGGGATAGCGGCTGCGCGCATCTTCAATGTGCAGACCAGCCAGGAGCAGCGTTTTGAAGCGGAAGTCCTGCACGTCCCGCTTGGTGCCGTTCGCCGCCGCCTGCATGGCGGCAGTCTGCGCCTCGGTGGGTTCGATCGTTGGCATCGCGGCCGCGATGGCGTCGAGGATCTTTTGGTGATCGGCGCTCATTCCTGCTCCACTCCATTGCGGAGGTCCTCGATGTCCTGGGCGACACCGTCAACGCGATCGAGGAACTCATGGATTTCTCGCTGTTCGGCGATCGGACCGTGGTAGGCCAGTGCATCCTTGATCAGGAAGTCGAGCAAATCCTTATGTGAGATCACGACGACATATCGTTCGTCCTCGTCGTGCTCAGCACCGCGATCCTGGATTTTGAGGTTGGCCGAACTGATGTCTATTTTACGATAGACCCCATCGTTGGCCATGTTGTAATCGAGTCCTCGCTCAATCGCCTTCGTGATGTCCTTGTCGATCTGCTTGCGGGCGCGGGCGCGCAGGAGCTGGTCGAGGGTTGCGATGGCTGCGCTCATGACGGCTGGCCTCCCTGTGGAGTAGCCAGACCGGCTCCTTCCGGTTGGCGAGCCGCCTTGACCTGGCCGTCCTCAATGACCACGTGCGTTCCATCCCCTTCCTCAACGACCTCGAGTACTACTTTGTACTTCCGCTCGGCCGCGCGCTGTTGAATCCGCTGGCGGATGCGCTTTCCGATGTTGGATCCGTTGCGGATCAAGATGACTTTCAACTTTGGCTGCATCGCCATCGCCAGCGACAGCGACGCATCGGTACGGATGGCCTCGCTGGCCTGTGCCCAGGGTACTGTGCCAGCACCGTCTTCTGCCTTTAGAGTCACATAGCCGTCGCCGAAGCCGATACCCTCGACCGGAAGCTTTGCGTCCTCGATGACTTTCAGTCGCTCAGCGTCCAACTCATCGAGACGTTTCGTCAGTTGGTCGTAGTTGAGAGCGTGTCCGTTAGCCTTGTCGACATGCTCCTTTCTTCGATCTCGCTGCTGCGTCCAGGTGACATACCGAGCATTGTTGAGGCGCGCTGCTTGGAGTCGCGCGGTTATTGCGTCGGTGTCGGTCTCCTCGGGGAGCGGGCCAGCTTCGTCGAGCCGCTTCTGAAGGCTGTCGGCTTCGGCGATCGCAGCCGCGGCTTCGGCTCGATGAGACTCGGATTCTGTCTGGATGGCCTGCTCGCAATCCAGACGTGCGCGCTCTATCGCTTCCTGGAGCCGCGCGATTTCTTTGTCTCGAGCCGCTTCCGCCTGGTTCCGGGCGGTCGCGATTCGTTCATCGACCTGGGCGGCGACGTCTCTCAGCCCCGCGATCTTTGTGACGGCCTTCTCACGATTGCTCGCACGAATCGCTCGCTCTGTGTTCTTTTGGCCGGCCTCCTGCAATTCCCTGGTCAGCGCGTCCTCATCGATCAGCTCGCATGGCGGGTCTGTCGGGACCACCATGGCCTCGGCAGCGCTATTCTCACGCTCGTAGTCGCGGCCAACGACCGTGCGCTCGTCGTACACCGTTTTGTGCTTAGCCGCGTGCGCTTTGAAGTCGAAGTTGCCGACGAGTTTCTGCAGCGCTTCGAACTGTTGCTCGGCGTTCATCTCATCGAACGCCATCGGGTCGAATGCATACTCGTTGGTCAGATTCCGCAGGAACGTTTCGATGCTCTTTGGGGGGACATGACCGGGGATCTCAACGTCCACATCGGCCGTGAATTCTGACTCACCCAGGCGCTTGAGCGTGCGGATCACGCTGAGTGTCACCTTTTGGCCGTCACCAAAGTCGCACTGGACGCTGCCTTCCTGCTGGCCATTACGGATCGGGCCCATGGTAATGGGCAGCTTGCCGCCGGCGCCGTTGATGGCCGCCTTGCCGCCCATGCAGAAGCCGTAGCTGTCGAGGAAGCTCGATTTGCCTTGGTCGTTGTCACCGCCGATGACGGTCATCGTCCCATCTTGGAGTGTGATGTCGACGTATTTCACGCGCTTCACGTTGCGCGTAACCATCCGCATCAACGTATGGCCTTCAAACTGCTCAGCGGTTGCGGTCGGGAGTTTGGGTTTAGGCGCCATGACTTAGAACTCCAATTCTTTTTCGGTAGCGGTGGAGAGGGATTCCTTTCGTGTTTGATACGCGGCATCGCATTCGTTGGCGACCTCGCCCTCGAAGAAGGACAAGCACTCCTTCCAGACACGCTCCAACTCCAGCAGGTCAGTTTGAGCGGTCAGGAGTGATACCCAGCCGGGTGTGTCGTTTGGGCCATCGGCGGGCGTCGCATCGGATCTTGGATTTTCGGTCCGTGTTACAGTGGTCGCCGGCGTCGGATCGGGGTTTGGATGAGCAGCCAGGGCTGCGATCCGCTTGGCCGCATTGTCGCTGGCACCTTTGAGCGTGATCTTGTCCGCCGCGGAGGCAGCCTTCCACATCTCAGCACGTTTAGACTCCAACACTTTGAATGCCGCATCGTCCGCACAAGTGACGTACTGGGCAGCGAGATTTTCGGCTGGCGAGAGTACTTCCTCGCCCACAGCCCAACGCGCCAGCGTTTCCCCGATACTCTCATCCAGAGGCTTGCCTGCGGCGCCACTGAACAGACCGCGGAACTGTTCCGGCAGTTTGATCATCATCTTCTCGCCGACCTGGTCGGAGGACCATGTCGGGACGCCGCTGGCACCGGGCAGCAGCAGACTCTTCGCAGTCAGCTCGAAGACGTGCTCCTCGCCGGCGATCGGCATGAAGCCCATTTGCGTCACCTTTCCGCTACCGATCTTGATTTTGTCCTTGGCGCGGAAGCAGAAGATGAAGTTACATTTCACCTGCATGTAGTAATTGATCAGCTCGCGCCGAGCGGCCTTGGGCTTTCCCCACGCCGGAACGTTTGCTTTCTCTTCTGTGCAGCGCCAAGCCGCCATGATCCGTTCGACTTCGCGTTGGTGCCACTCGAGAACGCCCCCAGGACCCTCGTGCTCGTGCGACATGCTGTCGATGACAATGGTCTTTGCACCGCGGCTGACGCAATGTTTGATGGCCGCGAGATAGTCACCAGGAGCGAACGGCGCTGCGAATGGCACGTGACGGAACCGGAACATTCGCGCGTAATGCTTGGCGCGATCGGCCTCGGTGTCGATGACAAAGATCTCGCCGCCAATCACCCGCTGCATTCCGGTGGCCAGGCGCAGCGCCGAGTAGGTTTTGCCAGATCCGGAGGGACCTATGATTCCGAACAGCAACGGCGTCACGCCGCGCTCGGCTATGGAGTCTTCAAATGTGCGTTCACGAACGGCATTCATGTTAGGTACTCTTCAATGAGTGGATGTCAGAGTGAGTCCGGCGCGTTTCCGATCTCGCGCTGGACGACGTAGAGGGGCGCCTGCAGCGTCACCTTGGTGTCGGTGTAGCCGGGCCAGTAGTTCGTCGCCAGGCAGCGCTCCCAGAGTTTGACCGCACGCAGCCACCGCATGAGCCCGATCTCGCGAAAGGCGCCGTCGGGTCCGGCGGGCACGATGGAGTAGGGCGGGACCGACTCCATATACAGGAAGGTGAAGTCGACGCGACCCTGCAACTTCGGATTCAGAGCAGCCAGCGCGCGGGGATAGGCGGCCTGTTGGATGTCATACCCGTAGTCGACGAAGTTTCGCGCGATCTTCTCAGGATGCGCGCTACGAACCTTTTTAATGTCGTAGATGCGACCCTCGGTCATAAAGACGTGGTCCATGCGGCAGCGGCAGACAACGGGGCCGTTCTCCCCACGCTCATACCACTCGATCGCGACTTCTGATTCACCGTTGAGCGGATAGCCGGCCGCAGCGAGCCGATCGCGCAAACGGCCTGCCGCTTTGACCAGAAGATCGTATTTGGCCGCGATCATCGGAACCTTGCCGGCGGCTCTGGCCTCGTCGCGTGCAGCCCGGGCTGTCTTCTTGCGGAAACTGTCTTCGTTGATAACCACGACATCAACGCCTTGGCCGAGCATGAGGCTGTGCAAAACCTTCCCGTCGCTCACGGCGTCCGATGGCGATTCGCTTTCCTCGTCGTCCTCATTTTCCGCTTCATCTTCAACCGGTGCGCCGCCGAGCCTTGGATGCGCGCTCCAGGCATGCAGTGGCGAGTTCGCGAGCAGCAGTTTGGCGATACTCTGAGTCAGAGAGGGTGTTTCGCACGGATCGGCGAAATACTCCTCTTCGGTGACGTGAAGGATCCGCGCCGGCGGAAGTTCTATGTGACTGGCGTTCATCTCAGTCCGCCTGCCGCAACATGATTCCCGGTGCCGTCAAATGACGCTCTAGCCCTGTCGACACCGATGGCAAGCGCGCACTGAAAGCGCGAGGAGCAGATGCCAATGTCACCGGCTGCTGACGGCGTAACGGTCTCACCTTCCGACACTCCCGGGCCCGCCGCTGCTTGTGGGCGTCGATGGCCGCCTGGAACTCAGTCGAGCGCGTAGGGCCGCGGAGGTCTGTGGTCAGGTGCCGAATGATCCGCACCTGAACCGGGCGCTCAAATGCTTTGAGAGCGGTGAGCAATCTCATTTCAGTTCACCCCGATAATGTTTGGCGATCAGCCGCGCACGGCTGTCGCATTTGAATTTGCTGAGCAGGACTGAGACGTGTGCTTTGACGGTTTTCTCGGAGATGCCCAGAACAGCAGCCATCTCCCGGGTATTGCTGCCCTTCAACACCTCTTTGAGCACCTTGCGCTGCGCCTCGGTGAGGGCGGTCCCCACGACCGGCGGTCGGATCTCGTCCGCCATCGCCTCAATCTGAGCGGCCGTGTAATTCACGTCTGAACTCACGCCACGGCCTCCAAGGGTTTCACATCCACCGGCTTCGTGCCGTGCATCTGCACGATGTGGGTGTAGTGATGATTGCCACGCGCTACGCGGGTTTGATTCAACACGGGAGCCGCGCGGGTGGCAGCCTCCTGGTCGCTGTAGCCATACGGGCTGGTGACGAAGCCCGATTCGGTCCACCACGCCAGGCGGACGGCGTTGGTCTGGTCGATCATGACAAGAGCCTCCGGCGTGCCAGTTCGTAGAAGTACTCGACCAGCCTCCCACCCGACCCCCACGTGCCGTCAGGTCTCGGAACGGCATTGGAGGGGGGTGTGGGAGTCGGGCGGAAGAGCGGTGTGTTCATGCCAGCACCTGCTGTGCTTTGAACTGTTGCAATACGTAGATGGCGACGCAGTTCTCGACCCGAGGGTCGGTGTCGATTGGCTCACCGGACTCCAGCATCCCTTCAGTGAGGGCGTCGCGGTTGGCGTCAGCCCAGCGGATGAATGCGCACTGATCAACCAGGCAGTCGATGGACAACTGTAAGATGAACAGCTGCAGTGCCGGGTCCATGTTGGTGTAGTTGAGGCGAGGGCGGTTCATGACTTGTCGCCCTTCTTCGTTTCATCTTCAACATCGATCCCGAGCGAGGACAAGAAACCGGCCAGTGCCGTGAAGTCTTGCTTTCGGGTTTCAAACGAGGTCCGACCGACAGACAGGGTGTCACGCCAGGAGTATCGTGTCAGGTGGCAATCAGACAAGTCCGACAATGAGAAGCTGATGCTGACGGCTGGTTTCGAAGCTGGAATGAATCCCCGGACCTTGCGCGGCTTCGGCGGCGAGATCAGCGCTTCGGCGGAGAGAAACGTCCAACGGTGAACGCCGTCTTTCGTCTCCCCGTGAGTTTTCAACTCCAAACTGACGTCGCAGTCGGCCAGTTTGCACTTGAAAGTGAGCTGTGGAGGACGATCAGGCCGTGGCGTGGTGGTGTTCATGACGGCACTCATGACAGGCTTCGTCCCAAACCCAACTCCTGCGCAACGACCTGGTCATCGGTGAGCGCAGGGTAGTGACTCAACGGAGCCTCAATCGCGTCGATCTGATGGTTGCGATCCCAACGTTCCTGCACATCTTTCAGCAGGAGGGGTCGTACGAAGTCGGAGAGGGCGCCGATGATGGCGTAGCCAACCAACTGGCCGCGCTCAAGGCGGGATGCGGTGCGGTCTGTGAGAAAGTGCAGAACCACCGGCTGGGTGGTGTCGTACTCGGCGAGAGCATCCACGAATGCTTGCGGGAAATGGTGGAGCACGGTTGCCAGCTGATCGTGCTCAAGGCTGGGCAGGTCAGCGGCTGCTTGCGGTCGCGCCTCGACGTCCGCCAGGATCTCGATGAGTCCTGAGTACGTCAGTACCAACTGAAGTGGTTCATCGCGGACGGCGGCGACGGGTGCCGTCTCTTGCGCTGCAGTGTGATTGTCCATCTGTGCCCTCCCCGTTCCGATGGGAAGGCACGTTAACGAACTCTGCGTTAACTGTCAACGCTTATTGCGTTAATTGTTCTACTGGGCCGGTTCCCAGGTATCTACGCGCTTGCTGCGGCATTCCCACCAAGAGCCATCTGGAAGGACCGTCCGACCATCAGGGCTCTGCTTGATTCCGCTGCTGTTGATGTACGCATATCGCTGGCAATCCGCCAGCGTTTGATACGGTACTTCTTCGAGCTGGCCACCATAGCCCAAGTGCGAATCCCCATGAAGCTGACACATGCCGTTCTTGAGGCAGTACGCAAGCGCGTAAATGTGTGAACCGTTTTCGATCTGTGGCGCAGGAGGGGGCGGAGCACCCGAAGGTGGTTCGGATGTCGGCGCGATTTCCTTTGCCATGGCCCGGTTTCTTGCAACGAACCAAGCGTTCGTGAGCTGGGTTGTGGTGAAACTGTTGATATCGCCGTCGTTGATCCCGTTGCGGTAATAGGATGCCCGGCTTCCGTGATTGAACTTGGCTCTGCAGGCTTCGCGCAGAGCGGCCCGTAATTGCTTCATCAACATTCCCGGCGGTAGGTCAGTCGCCTCACGCTCGGCTTGCGCGAAATCAGCTTCAATAGCCTCATAGCGGACCATGGTGTCGCCGTAGGGCGGTGCATCACACTTTTCCGCATGCGCGAAAGAAGCCGCCATCAACATTGACACCGCTGACAGGTGGATGGCGGCTTTTTCCATCGGCTATGCCGCGCTGCTCCGGCGACCGGAGGATTTTTTCGGGGCAACCTCGGACTCCTGCCCTTGCTGCTGCAGCGCCAGTTGACCCGCTCCCACCTTGAGGAAATCGCGGCGGTTCTCGGGCTTCAGTTTGTCCCAGATCGCCAGGAGTTGACCGAGCTCGCTATTGGCGGCGACCGATGTCCGCGGCTCACGCCCCGTCAACAGCCAGTCGACCGTGACGTCCCCTCGGCGTGCGAGCGTAATGAGTTCATCTGCTTGAGGGAATGTCTCCCCACGATACCAACGGCCTGTCGTTCCGTTTCCGGTCCACCCCAGCGCCTTGGCTATCCCATTCTGGGTGGTGGGCAACCCTTTGGCCCCCCATGCCGCCGTCAGGCGTACCCAGAAATCGCAGGCCGGTATTTGAGCGTCCTTTGGCATCCCCGCAGTTTGCGTTACCTCATTAGCGCGGCAGGCGTTGACCGAGTTAACGAAATCTGCGTTAATTGCGGGCATGTCTACATCCGCTCTGACCGTACCGGCGACAGAAGACTCGCCAGTTAAGAAAGCTTGCGACGCCGCGGGAGGCCAGAGCGCCTTGGCCCGCAAGCTCGGTTTGAAGTCACAGGGCTCGGTATCGCGTTGGATCGCCACTGGTCGGATTCCCGCCGAGCGTGTGTTGGCGATTGAAGAGCTCACGGGTGTGTCACGCCACGAGTTGCGACCGGACTTGTATCCAGCACCGGACGGATCCGCGATCTCAGATGCATCGTTGGCAAACACCAATAGTCGGAGTTGAGGCTGATTCTTCTTTCGCATGATGGCGGTCGCTCCTTTTTTTGCCTAGAAACTACATATACAAATGACTTCCAAAAATCGGCAGCAGCTTGAACTCCTACCGGAACGAGATGTTGCCCTGGCCAATCCGCGGGTCATGGAGCTGACCCCGGAGGTCATCAAAATCATCCGCAGTCGCAGCGGATTCGTCGATGCCTGGAACTTCGCTCGAGAAGTCAGCGGACTCGACATCAAACAGGTTTACGGCGCGCTTCGGGTCGATCCTTCTCACGTGACGAAGATCCAGTCGGAGAGAGCGTCTCCGCCCGGCCGAATCTTCAACACGTATCTCAATCTGTTGCAGAACGAGTTTCCGCTCATCTGGTGGGCGGAATCGCGCGGATATGACTGGCTCAGCATCCGTCGGCATCGCACGGCCGAGCAGCGCGAGCTCGATGAGCTGCGAAAAGAGAACGCCGAACTCAAGAGCGCCATGCGGGTGACTGGTCAATACATGTGGTCGGGGAGGGGGACCTGACATGAACGCTGCCTTCGGTTTTATCGGTTCCTTCGATATCAGACGTTAGTCTAGGTTAAACCCGTTACATTTGATGACGGTTTTTTGACATACGGTTATACATAACGCGGGTGAAGATTTGTCAGGGTTGAGTTTGTAGGCATGAAAGTTGACAAACATCAACAGGAGAGATGTCAGCGCGACGGGCGCGGGTAAAAACGAGAGCGATTGGTTTGGCGGTAACCACTGTGTGGTCGTTACTGCCCGAGTCGGGGTCTACAAACATGTTGCATCTGACAGGGTGGGATCCTGAGTCCCAACCCGTGGCCGAAGGCTTTCCGGTTTCGAATAGCGAAACCGGGCGGGCACCGTTGTGAGCGAGCAACCAACTCTGCGGACGCGAGTCATCGAGGCTATTCGAGCGCATCAGCCGCTACCGGCGCGAGAACTGACCCTCTATCTCGCGGATGTCAGTGATACCGCACTGGATTGCGCGGTCACGTCGCTCCTGCGGTCCAAAACAATCACCCGTCTGGGTGGGTACTACGATGTAGCGGGACGCGCGCCCACCGCGATGGAGGAGGCTGAGGCGAGTCTGTCGCCACCGGGGCTGCCGCTGTTTGAGTGTAAGCGCTGTGGCAACGATCGTCCCGACAGCGAGTTCCAACATTCCAAGCTGGGCACGCGCTTCTCCGTTTGCATTCCGTGCGTGAGGGCAGGTCGCAAGGAACCGAGCGATGCCCCCGGCGCGGCTGCAGTTGTCACCGCGCCTTCGACGGACTCGCTGTTGGAGCAGAAGAGGGCGGCTCTGACCGCCAAGCGCGAGCAACTCACGGCCGACTACGAATCCCAGCTGAAGGCGCTCATCGACCGTATTGATGCGATCGATCACGTCTTGGCGGAAATGAAGCGCCTCAGCGAGGAGCCGCTATGAGCGCGCCCCGCTTGCCGCGTGAGCCGGTAGCGCTATTGCGGACGGCGCTGGTGTACGTCGTCTGTCTGCTCGCGATCGGATTTATCGCCTGGCTTTTCTTTTGGTGGAATCTGTTTCACCGGCTCATCGGATGGGTGTTCGAATGAATCGACTACTGTCCGTTCCATTGAACCTTAAAGAGGCGAACACTCTAGTTGAGCGTTGGCATCGGCATCACAAACCTGTGGCGGGGGCAAAGTTTGCGATAGGCGCCAGCCGCGACAGCGAACTCAGCGGCGTCGTAATCGTTGGGCGACCCGTCAGCAGAATGCGCCAGGACGGTTGGACCTTAGAAGTCACACGCCTCGCCACTGACGGTACTCGTAACGTTTGTTCATTTCTGTATGGCGCGGCAGCTCGTGCGGCCTTCGCTCTGGGGTACCTGCGCATTGGCACATACACCCTCGCCAGTGAGCCCGGTACATCGTTGAGAGCATCGGGCTGGCGGCTCTTCGGGGAAGTCCGCGGGCGTTCTTGGCACTGCCCGAGCCGGCCTCGCGTCGACACCCATCCATTGCAGAACAAATTGATGTGGGAGCGAACATCCAGCGAAGGGATTGACGTCTGATGAGTGGATACATCCGTTTCGACAAGGACACTGTCGAGGATCCGCGCCTCCTTGGCCTGGCTGACGACCTCAACGCATATCTGGACATTGCTCTGGGAGAAGCCGCTGAGAAAAGTTTGACCGCTGAGTTTCCTGGCGCGCTGGTCGCATTCTCGGATACGGATGCTCGCAATCTTTTGTGCAATGCGATGCTCGGGGGACTTGTCCACCTGTGGGTCTACGGGGACACACACATACAAACGGGGGACAGTCTTCCGCTGACCGTGGGTGCTCTGGCCGCAGTCATGCGCCTTCCAGAGTGGACAGTCCACCTGTTTCCAAGGGACTGGTTGATCATCGACGAGGAAAACAGGCGCGTCATCCTTCCCGGTTTCATCGCCAAAAACAACATCAACCCACGCGACATTCGCAAGGATGACAAGAACTTGCAGCGTATTGTATGGCGCGAGAAGAAGCGTCGGCAGCGCGCTAAAAAGCGCGGGGACAGTCCCCCTGAGACAGATTCGGGGACACCCCTAGGGACATGTCTACCTGTCCACCCACCTGTCCCCCGTACACCGGTACCGGTCCCGTTACCTCTAACCCGTAACCGGGACCGAGGGACCGAGAGTGCCGAGATTCCACGTCAGCACGACGCGCTCGCGAGTGCCCAGGGGCACCTCGCGCGTCGAACCGACGCCAACAAGAGGGGGGAAGAAGGGCCTAAGCCAAATGGCCATGCCGGTGAGGGGAAGGGAGGTTCGCCAGGTTCCCGCACCGCGACGCACACGCTCGCAGAGCTTGAGGCGTTCGCGCTGCGCTGCGCAGATGCCGGGGAGCAGTCCGACGACATCGCGAAGATGCTCCGCCAACACGGAGTTACCGCCGAGCAGGTGCGGAAATGGATTTCCAATCGTCCGCCGCCGTCGACACCGGAGGGTAGCGCGTGAAGTACCAAGACATGAACCGCGCCATCCAGGCCGATCGCCACGCGAAGGCCTCGGGCCGCAAGGACCGGTCTGACCCGATCCTGGACTCGAGCGACTTCGAGCGGTCTCGCGAATCAACACCAGAACCGGCGCGTCCGCAGCCGCCCCGCGGTGAGCCTGTCTTGGGCGACGCGATGCCCGTGTCGGTCAACCTGACGGCCGAGGACTGGCTTTTGGAGCGGCTGAAGGACCAAGGGGCGGACCCCTACGCTCACGCCGCCGTATTCGGCTGTATGCGCGACCGGCTGCGAACGGCCATCGTGAACAACGGCTTCGCACGCGTCATCGTCGGCCGCCACAACGGGAAGCCCGAAAACTACGCCCAGTGTTTTGAGCGGCTCTACGGGGAGCCGTTGGTCCCAACTTCGCATAGGTCAAAAGACCTAGCTACACGTGAAACTCCCAACACCCACTCCACAGGAGAATCCAACAATGGCAGGTAAGTTCTTCTCGACCCTCCGCGACCTGCGGAACGGCGCCACGCTCGATGACCTGGACAGCGCCGTCGGCGAGGTCGTGAGCGCAGTCAAGGCGACCGGCAAGACCGGCGCGATCACGCTCAAGCTGACCATCCGTCCGCCGAAGAAGGCCGGCAATATCCGCTACCTCACGGTGGAGGACGAGGTCGCCACGAAGGTTCCGAAGTCGGACCGCGGCGATACCGTGTTCTTCCCCACGGCCGACAACTCGCTCACGCGCCAAGACCCCACGCAGATTTCCCTGGAGCTCAGGGCCGTGGAGACGGTTACGCACGATGCCGAGGGCCAGGTCCTGTCGGTACAATCAACTCAACAGCAGGGTGCAAACTAACATGCAGAACGAAAGCAGCTTTCCCGCCGCGGCCACCGACCTGGTGCGAGGCACGGCATTGGCGTCGTCACCGTTCGACGATGCGGCCACGCTCCTGGATCGCGCAGTCGCGCGGCCGCAGACGATCGATCTCGGGCCCGAGCACCGCCTCGCGCTGATGCCGGCTGACTGGGCGGTCCAAGACCTCTCGAAGTTCCTGCCGCCACCGGAGCGCATCCGCCAGCGCGTGGAGTTGCTGACGCTGGAATCGTTCATCGCGTACGCCGCGGCGTTTAAGGATTCCGAGTCAGCTATCCTCGCCGACGAAACCAACGCACAGTACGAAGCTGTGTTGGATTATCACCTAGCCTCCGAGGGCATGCGCGGCACCTGCGAGCACATTGCCAAATACACCTGCCCGAAGTCTGATCCATGGCAGATATGGTCAGCAGCTAGCGGCAAGCGGTTCACGCAAGTTGACTTCGCCCGGTTCCTCGAGGACAACCTACCGGATATCACCAAACCCGTAGCAGCCGACCTCCTGCAGATCGTGCTGAAACTGCAAATCATCAAGTCCGCCGAGTTCGAAAGCGACATCCGCCTCGACAACGGCCAGACGCAACTGACCTACCTCGAGAAGATCCGCAACAGCAGCGACACCAAGCGTGGGGAGATGAAGATCCCGGACAGCTTCACGCTTGCGATCCCGGTGTTTGTCGATGGCGCGAAGTATCCGCTGAAGGCGCGACTGCGGTACCGTCTCGATGAGGCGAAGCTGAGTCTGTGGTACGAACTCGAACGGCCCAACGATGTGTTCCGCGCCGCCGTGAAGGGCGTGAGCGACAGTATCCGCAAGGGACTCGAAGGCGTCGCCTTCTACGCGGGCAAGCGGAGCTGACACCGTGCGTTCTGCGCGCCGCTGGACTCAAGCTGACCTCGAATCGCTCGACCAGCGGCAGCGCGGGCACGTGAGTGTGCCGCCACCTCCGATGAGCCCGGAGTCGCTCGCCATCCACAAGGCGACGACCCGGGCTCTACATCAGAAGCTCGAGATGCTGTTCGCGCAGCATCTCACCTGGACGGGAATGCGGGAGTTGTTCGAAACGCAGTACCGCTTCCACGCCAAGCGAAAATGGCGTCTGGATTTCTACTGCGTGCAGTATCGCGTCGGCATCGAAATTCACGGCGGTACCCACGCGGGTGGCTACCATACACGTGGAGTTGGGTTCCAGAACGACCGTGAGAAAGTAAACGCGGCAGCAGAACAAGGCATCACGGTGTTAGAGTTCACCGCCGAGATGCTCTCAGACGGAACTGCTATCTCACAGACGCAGCGGATGTTGGAATCAAGAGGATGGGCGAAGAATGAGCAGCCAACGGTTTGAGGTGGGCGAGGTCGACCCGGCGGAGGTAGCGTGAGTCGCAAGAAGATTCGCCCCTACTGGGATCACTTCGAATTCGACGGGGTCGTGATGCGACTGCATCCGCCAGACCTTCGAGTCGGAAAGCCTCGGAGCAAGGCCGCATGATCAATCCTGACGATGAAGATGCCCTCCGCCTCGGTGTGTTTGCAGCCTCGCTGCTGGTGATCGCGCACCGGGAGCGCACGAACCTCGCATGCATGGCTCCCACGCCGGAGTTGTCTTTCGCAGGTACGTCAGTTCCGACCAACTGTGCCGTCGCAGAAGCCCGCGCGATCGCTGATGCCGTTGTCGAAGAAGCGCGCCGGTTACACACGGGGTCGAAACGGCCGTGAGCAACCCGCGCCGCTTCATGATGGACCTAGTCGATGCCTGTAAGGATCAACGCTGGTCCGTGCGGCCGAAGGACAACGGGTTTGTGGTATCGCCGCCGAGTAAGATTCGCAGGCCAGGCTTCGAGTCCATTTTCGTTTTCGCGCCCAAAGATAATCACGAGCGCAAGATCCTCGCGGGCCGACTCAAGTCCGCGGGGCTGCCGATCAGCATCGTCGAGCACGAGGTCGTGCCGCGTGAGGAGAGACACAACATGGCTTCGAGTCCCGCACCCGCCGTCCCGGTTAGCACGAACAAAGCGACCGTGACGGTCGAGCCCGACGTGTCCACGATTGAACGGCTTCGACGGAAAGTTCTTCAGATAGCGGACCTCTGCACCGAAGCCGTCATTGAGATCGACAAACTTGAGAAGGAGGGCGAGGACGTGCGCAAGTTGAAACAACTGTTGAAGAATTTGGGGGATTGAGGATTAACATGCACGCATCTGATCTGATCCAACTCGCTTGCGCCCACGGAATCGACTTCATCCACGTCGCCGGCAGCGCCAACAAAGCCGTGGGTGTGGCTGCCAAGCGTCGAAAGCAGTGGGTGGAGATCGCCACCGGCGTCACCGAGGAAAGCCGCAAGAAGGCGCTCGTCGAAGCGCCCGACACTGCCAAGGGCCGCGGCTCGCGCGTGGCAAAGCCTGCTGCTTACTCGCACGCGGAGCTGGGGATAGCCGCAGTCGGCGTGAAGGGTCTGCACTGGGCAGCCGCTCAACACACCATCGCCAACGATCGCACGCCGCTGACCATCCGCACGCTGCTGTGTGGCCTGCGCTATCACGCGAACAAAGAAGCGACCGAGCACAACTGGGAAGCGACGGTGCCGGCGCGGCGAGAACCGGTTCGGCGTGATCCGAAAAGCAACGTGCGCATCGCCCCGGAAACACGGCCCGAGGTGTTGTACCTGGAACCGCTGTGCATGTTGGTTCTGGATGAGGTTAGTTTTCGGCCTGCATTTACCGCCGCGCCGGCGCTCTTCGCGATCTACTTGGGAATTGAGGATGTGACGTGGGAGCAGAAGCTTGAGGAGCGATTCCGGACGCTCCAGGGCAAGTACGCGGTTTGGCACGCCTCGGGGCTACGGATGATTCAGCGGCGGATCAACGGCGATTCGGAGGATTAGCGATGGGCAACGCTGAGTCGAGTTGCGAATCGGGGTTAGCGGCGACCAAAGGCGGGTGCATCCTGGCGCGGGGTCACGAGGGGCCGTGCATCCCGCGGACGCCCCATCCGCATCCACCGTGCGAGAGGTACGATCCGGACAACCATCCCGAGGGATTTGTTATTCACGGGATCAAAGCGCACGGACACAGCGATGGCCTGAAGTATCACGCGTTCGCGACGCAGGAGGAGGCGCTCGCGAAGCAGCACGAGATGCTGACCGCGCACCCGGATACCGTGGTTGGGATCACCGAGCACGGTGCCCATGGGCGCGAGATCCGGCGCGTTGAGTTACATGAGTTGGAGGTGTCCAATGAAAGCGGTGATTAGCTACACCGCTCCGAAATTTGCGGCGCTGCCCACGACCGTCACTGAAGCGGATGTTCGTGATGCCACGCTGCCAGTTAAAATCGAGGCAGCCCGTCGCGCAATCGAGCAGTGCGAGAGTCTGCCGGAATTATTGCGGTATGAAAATCAGGCGCAAGGATTGGCCGCCGCCGTGCGAGTCATCAAACATGTGGCGCCGGAATTGGTTCGGAGCGCCAATGAGATGGTGGCCGACGCGTGGAGGAAAGGCGGTGAACTACTGCGCGGTTACAAGGGCACAGCGAATTTCCGGACGTTTAGTAAGGGAAAATCCATAGTGGAGCAAGGCGCTGGGGGCGCAACTCCTAGTCCAAGGACTCTCGTTGCCAAGGAAGTTGGCCTTACGCGAAGCAAAGTACGCTGCATGGTGAGGATCGCATCTGCTCCGCGCGATGCGGTGTACGACGCGGTACAGAAGACTAAAGCCATCGACTTGGTGGCGGCAAAGTTACCTCCAGTTGACAATCGACCTCAAACTCGCTGGCGTCAAAAATCCGCCGCATACAATTCGATTATGGGGCAAGGGACTCCCTCTTCTGGCCTTGTAAAGGCGCATACACGACTCCACGGAATCCCGCTTGAGGCTTTTGGACAGTTAGCTCCAGATGAGCGCAAGTTGGTAAAGGCGAAGATCGCCGAAATCATAGAAATGCTCGACGAGATGGATCGGTTATGTCGATGAACTTGAAACCGAAAGGGCCCCGTGTCGCGCGACTCGAATGCGGTCGATCGTCGCGGCTGACTTGACAGTACTGTCGGACTTCTCCTACATTCCGCACCGTCCGCACAATCTGACGCCGCGATCCAGAAGACGCCGCTTGTTCCCCACCGCGGCACAAGTGTCTCTGGCGTCAGTGCAGCCCAATCCAACTCGTTGATCTATCAGGAGATACAGACCTCGGCCTCGTCGCCGTGCCTGTACGCACGGTATGCCGTCGTTCTCTGAAACCCCCGTTTACGACCGCCTCAACTGGCGGCACAAGATGTTTGTCGATGCTTGGATAGAAACCGGCATCGCCACAAAGGCCATCCAGAAGGCCGGCTATACGGGCAAACGCCCGGATCTCGCCGGCGGCAAGCTACGACGTAAGCCCAAAGTCGCACAAGCGATTGCGGAGCGCGAGCGGCTGGCCATCAAGGTCGCGGGTGGCACAGCAGCCGAGGTGCTGGACGTGATCTGGGACACGCTCCGACGGTGCCGCCAGGCCGAGCCTGTGATTGACCGATTCGGTCGCCAGGTGGAGATCGAAGTCGAGGGCCCCGACGGCAAAACGAAGATCGTCCCCGCGTACACCTTCGATGCAAAAAATGCCCTGAAGGCGGCGGAGCTGCTCGGCAAGCATCATAAGCTGTTCGTCGAACAGCACGCGCATACCCTGTCGGCGCCTGGCGGTGGGCCGGTGGAGCACGCGCACCGGGCCAGCGAGAAGCTGGCTCAGACGATCGATCCCAACGATGCCATGGCGACGTACAGTGAGCTCGTCGCCGGAGAGCCCGAGAAGAAGGGCTGATGCGCTGTGGCCGCAGAGCCGCAAACAATCCGTGACGAGCTGGCGGCGGCGATTCCGTATGAGGCGGACCTCCCGGTCCGTATCCCGTACGAATTCAACTATCGCCAGCCCGACTATGTTGCTGTTGCGAAGTGGCGGGTCGACTTCCTGCTCCGCATCCGCAAGAAGCCGGGGGCCGTGGATGATCTGTGCCGGTTCTACCAGGACAATCCAGTCCAATTCGTAGCCGATTGGGGTGTCACCTTTGACCCCCGCAACGTCGAGATCCGGCTACCGTCCAAGATTCCGTTTGTGCCGTTTCCGCGGCAGATCGCGTGGATGCGGTGGGTGCTGGCGCGCTGGCGGGCGCGTGAGCGCGGGCTGACGGACAAGTCACGCGGATCCGGCGCGTCTTGGATGGCAGTGTCGCTGTCAGCGACGATGTGTTTGTTCAACCGTGGGCTCACGGTGGGCTTCGGCTCGCGAACGGCACCGTACGTCGACGAACTCGGCAACCCGAAGGCGTTGTTCTTCAAGGCGCGCATGTTCCTCGAGAACCTGCCGCCGGAGTTTCGATTCGGCTGGAACCTGAAGAAGCACTCCCGCGAGATGCGGCTGCTGTTTCCTCAGGACTCCGCCATGACCGGCGAATCCGGTGATGGCATCGGCCGCGGCGATAGGACGTCGTTGTACTTCGTTGACGAGGCCGCTTTCCTCGAGCATCCCGAGCTAGCGGAATCGTCGTTGTCGGACACGACTAACTGTCGTATCGACATCTCGACGCCACCCGTGGTGGTCGACGACAACACTTTTGTCAACAACCGCGAGCGGTTGAACCCGCGGCAGGTCTTCACCTTCCACTTCCGCGATGATCCGCGGCGTGATGCAGAGTGGGAAAAGAAGAAGCGGGCAGAAGTCGCGCCCGAGATCTTCCGCCGCGAGTACGATGTTGACTACAGCAAGGGCGGCGCGTTCTTCACTGAGGAATCGCTGCTCGTCGAAGGCAGGCCTGCAGAGTTCCCGACGATGGGCATTCAGGCGGTGTTTGCCGTCATCGACTCAGCACTGAAGACCGGCCAGGAGCACGACGGGCTCGCGGTCACTTACTTCGCCATCTGCAAGATGGGCACGGCGGCCGAGTTGACGATCCTCGACTGGGATTACACCCAGATTGAGGGTGGCATGCTGGTGACCTGGCTGCCGAACGTGTACCAATACCTCGAAGCGCTGGCGGCCGAGTGTCGTGCTTACATGGGCAGCGCCGGCGCGCACATCGAGGACAAGGTTTCTGGCACCGTTCTGTTGCAGCAGACGCAACACCAGGATTGGGTGACTGCCCATCCCAACTGGGTGGCGACGGCGATTGATTCGAAGCTCACGGCCATGGGAAAGGTCGAGCGCGCTCTCAACATCAGCGGCCACGTCCACCAGGGCAAGGTCAAAATGTCGGAGCGTGCTCACAGCCGCGTCGTCAACTACAAGAGCGTGACGAAAAACCATCTGCTCTCGCAGATCCTGAGTTTTCGGCCAGGTATCAAGGACCAGAAGAAAGACGATCTTCTGGACACCTTCACTTATGGCACCGCGCTCGCCCTCGGTAATTCCGACGGTTTCTGACAGTTGACAAACCCGCGAGAGCGAGAGTAGGTTTCGCTTCACGTTGGTTCCGTAAATTAATTCAACACTACGCCAAAAGTCTGACATCGTGTAACACAGATCAGATCTTCCCCGATCAGGGGACCTTGGCTTAGTTACCTCACAACCCTGCGATACGAACGGCTGACACCCTTCCGGAAGAGATTCCGGAGGGGCGAAGCTGTTTGTGCGTTCCGTTTCCGTTCCAACTCTCCCTCCGAGGACTTTCCATGAAGTCGTTCAAGCGATTTGGGCTGGCATTGCTTGCCGCCTTGGTGATGCTCGCATCCGTTACGCCGCAGTCGGATCTTCACGGCGTGCATACGCAACACCTGACGGTTGCGCAGACAGCCGAACACAACCTCGCTACCAATCTGTTGAATGCAGTCGCGCCTGAGGCTGAAGCCGCCGCGACCAGCAATTACTTCCAAAACAAAGTAATTGACGCCACGTTTCGCGCTCAGACCGCACTGACGCCAGGCACGGTCTACGTTGGCCTCTATACCGGCACGATCAACGCACAGAGTTGTAGTGGCGAGGTGTCTGGTGGGTCGTATGTGCGGCCAGGTATTACGAGTTCCCTCGCTAACTGGGCTGGCACGCAGGGTGCAGGCACGACAGCCGCATCGAGCAACGCGACCGGCTCATCGGGCACCACCTCCAACAACAACGCGATCACCTACGCGGCACCTACTGCCACTTGGGGCTCGATCACCGGGTTTTGTTTGTACGATTCGAGTTCGGGCGGCAACGAGCTCATCTACGCACCCCTCACAACCCCGAAAACCGTAAATTCCGGAGATAGCGCGCCTTCTTTTGCCGCCGGTGCCCTGACGATCACAATCGGCGACAACGGTCAGCCCGACTGGAACCGGTACGTCCGCGAGCTCGGCGAACAGACCGAGTCCACTGAAGCCGTCACCGCCTAACCCGTCTCAACGGAGCACGCCATGAATCTACTCATCCAACAGCCATGGTATGTGCCGGTGGTTTTGGTCTTGCTAATGCTGGCAGCGTTGTTCGGCATCTGGGCAGCGGAGCGGTACACCGGCCTCAGAGCGAGGATGCTGAACTTCGGCTTCGTACTCGTGGGTCTGTCGATTCTCGTCGGTGTCGCGCTGTGCAGTGGCTGCTCGAAGCCGACGCCTCCCCGCAAGGTGCAGCCGATCTCGCGCGAGTATGACGCGGTGACCCTGGCCGGTAACGCAAAAGCCGAGGTCATCGCCATCGGTACCCTGTCCACGTTCGGCTCGTTCGAATGGGGTACAGCACCGCTTGCGACGCTCGCTGCGGCATCGCTGAAGCACATCCCGCAGATGCTTCACGACGGGACGCTCACTCCGGACGAGGCGCAGACGATGATCAACGGGGCCGTGAAGGTTCGAGACCTCGTCAAGGAGGCCAACGCGGAATGCGCTCAGAACGGCCACACCGGCAAATGCACCGGTGACACGGCCACAGCACAGGCAACCGCCGATCAGGCGAAAGCCGAGAGCGTCAAAGCCTGCCTCAACCTCAACGACCAGGAGATCCTCAAGTGCCTCCATCACCTGTGAGCAAAGATCCCACCGCGCCGCTGACAGTTGATCAGCTCGAAGCGCTCGGCGCTGCGTTTACCAACTACGCGGCCGTAGCGAAGAATGCGGGCAAGTCAGGCAGCGACGTCGTCGACCTCACGCAGTTGGCTCTGTCTGACCTGGATGTCTCGATCGAGCAGGCACAGGCAGCCGTGGATGCGGCTCGGGCCAATCAGGGCACGTGAGCCCTGGCGGGCAATGACGCTTCGTGGCCGGCACCAGCGCTGACAGCGGATCGATCACTGCCGACAGTGCTCCCCAGACTGCCGACTCCGGTAACCCGATTGCGACAGTCACCGCAGATAGCGGGACGGTTACAGCCGACAGTGGATTGGTCACCGCCGATGCCGGCAATGCATTTACCGCTGACTCGGGATCTCTGACCGCCGATAGCGGCCTCGTCACGGCGGATGGCGGAACGCCTTCGGGCCTGGCCGGTATCGGTCAGATCGACAGCTCGGCCACGGGCTCGATAGGCCAGGCGAAACCGTACCGCCCCTCCAAAGTGTTCTTTTCCGTGCAGAAGAAGAGTCCCGACGGGCTGTATTGGCCCAACTATCCTCAAGGCAACAGGCCCTCATAAGCCATGATCAAAAAGCTCGTCCTCGCCGCGGTGTTGCTCGCAGCGCCGATCGGCGCATGGGCCCAGCAGCAATCTATCCTCTGCTCTTCGAGCACGGCCTGTAATTCCACGACCGGTCCCACAAACACGGGGACTGGCGACCCACTGTGGAAGGCGTATGGCAAGGTCAACGCCAACGAGGCGCAGCTCTACGGCATGTTCGGTGCCACCGGCCTGCTCAAGGGCGCCGGAAGTGTTCCGAACGCGCTGACTACGGCAGCCGCGGCTGATGTCATTGGACTTTTTTCGGGTACGTCCGACGCCAGCCACTGCCTGAGTGGCGCCGCAACGCTCGTCACCTGCACGAACATCTCCGTGCCGACGAGTGCTGCGGTCCTCGGTTCGAACTCTTCGAATCAACTCATCAGTGCGACCACCACCGGCACCGGTAGTGTCGTGCTAGCCTCGGCGCCCACGCTGGTCGCGCCGACTCTGGGAGCTGCTTCAGCCACGTCCCTGTCGCTCAGTGGTGCGCTGACCAGCAACATCACTGGCTCAACACAGTGCGTCCACGCGAACAGCGCAGGCATTCTGTCCGGGACCGGTTCAGACTGCGGCGCCGGCGGCGGCAGTTCTGCCTTCAGTGCGCTCACGGGTGGCACGAACACGGCGGCTGCCATGGTCGTTGGAACCGGCGCCAGCCTGACGGTCACCGGCAGTGGCACCATCGCGGCCACCAATACGACCGGCGTCAACGGTGGCTCGGTACCGGTGAGTGCTGCAGTGCTCGGCTCGAACTCGTCGGGCCAGCTCATCAGCGCGACGACAACGGGCTCCGGTAGCAATGTGCTGGCAACCTCGCCGACCCTGGTTACGCCGGCGTTGGGTACACCGAGCGCGTTGACGCTGACCAACGCCACCGGCCTCCCGCTGAGCGGTCTCTCGACAATCACCAGCGGTGACTTGCTCGGCAACAGCGGTAGCGGGAATGCTGCGATCCCGATCCTGGGCGGTCTTTCGCTGACGAGTTCGGGTCTGGGTGCGAGCTACAGCATACGGACTGTCTCGGGCACGACCGACACGATCCTGTCGAGCGACTGCGCGAACGGTGTCCAGTACACGAGCTCCAGTGCCGTGGCGGTTACCCTTCCGCAAGCGACGAGCAGTTTTGCTGCTTGCAATGTGGATGTGATCGCGGCCGGAACCGGCACTGTCACCGTCACGCCGACGACGAGCACGATCAACAGTGGATCGACGTTGTCGGTTGCTGGGTCTCGAAGCGCCAATATTACGGCCGCCAGCGGCAACTATGTGGCCACCGGTACGGCGCTGGTATCGGGCAGCGGATCCGGTACGGTCAACTCCGGCACGACCAACCAGGTCGCCGTCTATTCGAGCAGCGGCACGGCGGTCTCAGGCGCCACGACCCTCCCGACAGCAGCCATGCCGGCGCTCACTGGCGATGTCACCAACACTGCCGGCAGCCTCGCCACCACGGTTGGAAAGGTCAACGGCGCTGCTGTTCCTACGAGTGCCTCCGTGTTGGGCTCAAACAGCTCAAACCAGCTGATTGCCGCGACGACCGTCAGCTACCTGATCGATGCCGGCACCACGTTCACGCTCGGCACGGGAACTGGCGCCTGCGCCACGACGAGCACGCTGACAGGAGGCACCGCTGCCGGTGCGTTTACCTGTACCGGCACCACCGGCGCCTCGACGCAGATTGTCAATCTGCCGACAGCGGGCCACGGCTGGTCGTGCTCGTTCAGCGACGAGACCACGGCCAATACCCTGAGGCAGAGTGGGCACGCGACGACAACCGCGACCATGGCCGGTACCGTCAATGCCAACGATGTGGTCAGTTTCAATTGCACTGGCTATAAATGATGCGCAAGGTCTTTGCGAGTCTGTTGCTGCTGGTGCTCGCGGCAACGGCGCACGCTCAGCTCGTTGTCGGATCAGCTGGTCCGGTTGCGGGTAGCGGAGGACTGCTCAAGACGTCGTCGTCAGCGGGCGCCTCGCTCTCGATCGCGGGCGCAATTGATGGGACGACTGTCAACATCACCTCGGTCGGCTCGGTCGACTGGGCGGCTTGGGGCACGGCGACCACCGGTGCCTCGCCTGGCGATCACAAAACCGGGGGTGGCAATATCACCGGTGCCTTTACCGGCAACCTCGGTAACTACACCAACGACAGCCGGACGATCACCTGGAGCGATGGAACGCCGACGGCGAGCGCCTCGAATCAGAACGGCATCTACCAGTCGAACGCCTCCGGCACATTCACGATCACCGCGCCCGCGGGCACTACGACACGCACGCTGAAGCTCTATTTGGGGGTCTTCAACTGCTCCGCGACCAATGTGCATGCGAGTTTGAGTGATGGGTCCGCAACGGCGGTCGATTACAACGGGCTGGTGAACGGCAGTGGCTTTTCCGATGGCGTAGTCACGATCACCTACGCGGCCGGATCAGCGAGCCAGACACTGACCGTCGTTTTCACGCTGACGACCGGTACCGGCAACATCTCCCTTCAGGCAGCCGCGCTTCAGTAAACGTCCATGAAGTCATTCTTTTCCAAAGCGCTCGTACTGCTGCTGATCGTCAGCCTGTTTCCGCAGGCAGACTTTGCTCGCCATGCTCGCGGTGCCGCCGCTTCCAGTGGCGGAGGCGGATCGCTTGCGCCAGTCACCAACCTGCAGATCGCACAGCAGGCGGGTACCAGCAATTCGACGGCGCCCATCACCAATTCGCAGATGCTCACCTGGACGGCGAGCGCGGGCGCCACCGGTGGCTACAACGTCTATCGGAACGGGACGTTCCTCGCCAACACGTCGTCCACCAGTTACACCGACTCCACCGCCACCAATTCGAATCCCTCAGGCGTCACCCAGGTGGCGACCGTGTACGCCTACACCGTCAAAGCGACGGATGGGACGAACGAAAGCGCGGCGGCCACACCGTCGATGTGGATGTACAAGAATGGGTCCAACACCACGGGATCCGATCTTTCGTACAGCGGCGCAACGATCAATTTCAATGCCACCGATCCCGCCGGCGGTGGACAGCCGGTCATGCTCTGGACCTGGCCGGGCGGCGGCGGTGTACAGCCTGGTGTCGGGCCACCCCTGGCGCCGGGCCAGAACGGGTTCCCGAATGATGGCGAGATCGGAGCTTTCAACTATCTCGTCCTCGATATCTATGTTACGAGCACCGAGTACACGACCAATGGATTGGGCGTTGGCGTCACTTCCCGCATTCCGCCGGGTGATGCGTTCTCGCTATTGCAGAACTCTTATCAGCCGGAACTCTTCAGCTACTGCACGCCGGTCGTCGGCCAATGGGTGTCGTGCAAGATCCCGCTCGAGGATCTCCACATCACTTCCAGCGGAAAGAAAACATGCACCGGGTCGATTGCGGGGACCGGAACCGGTACCGGCACTCTGACCGTAACCGCCTGCGCGGGTTCGAACTACATCGACAATGCGGGTTGGATCACCGGAGCGAACATTCCCACGGGCGGGTGGTACACCAACAACGGAAACGCGCAGGGAAGCGGTACTGCGGCGCCGCCGAAGGGAATTGGAACCTGGCCCATTGCCGGCTCGGGGCTCACGTCCTCGACCAGCATCTCCAGCCAGACGATCTTCTTTGAGCGTTACAACTGGTACAAGGACGGACACCAGTGGGATCACAATCCCGCGAATCCGACGACCATCTACGTCCGCAATTACGGTGTGACGACACAGTGAGCGCCGCGGACTAGTGGGGCGGCCATGACGATCGGTCGCCCGCCCGTTGCTTCCCAGGTCGAGATCTCGATATTCAAGACCAGCTTTGACGGCCTCTACTGGGGTCGGTATCCCAATGGCGACAAGCCATCGGGAGACGGTGGAGCCGCGGCGGTCGGCGTCAATGCCTCGGCATCGCTCACGACGAAAGTAAAGCTGAGTGGTGGCGGCTCGGTGGCCTCCGCCGTTGCAGCAACTCTGTCCGGCGGAGGTGGCGGCGCCACTCGCGTTTGGAATCCAGGTATCTACATGGATTCGAACACGGTCATCTTCAAAGGCCAGACTGCGGCATCGCGAATCGCCAGCGAGCTGTCGACGGCGATTTCAACGAACGGCTGCGTCGGTCACTGCGCTTTCATTACGTGGAGTTGCCTAGAACCCTCGCAGGATACGTACAACACTGCGATTCTCGATGAGATCTACAACACGCTGAGCCCCAGCGGCAAGCGGATGATGATCATCATCGAGGTCGGCGCCTTTACATCGACGCATCCGGGCACGAACGACGACTCGATCCTTCCGCTGTATCTCCAGCAGAGCGTCTCAACGTACGGACAGGCGGGATGGCGGATCACGAGTGCGTCGATGACCGCAGCTCCGGCAGCGGGTGCGACCAGCGCGACGTTGTCGAGCTCGTGGCAGGCCAACAGCGGGTCGTACACCTTCAAGTTTGGTGATGGTGAGACGAAGACGGTCACCGCCACAAAGGGGTCAACGGCTATCTCCTGGTCTGGCGGCCTAACCGCTGCCCAGACTTCGACGACCGTCACGTTCTCGGTCATTACGCAGCCCGCGGGTGTCTCAGGCTGGTCAGGCGGGGACGGCAACGGCAACACGTACGCAGCCCAACTGCATCGTACGAGCGTGATGGCTCGCCTGATCAAATGTGTCCAGCAGGTCGCGACGTGGGCGAATAGCAAGCCTCTGTTTGAGGGCATCGTTTACGGCGAGAACTCCTTCTGGATCGGTGCGAACTCTGCGAACGGGTCAACCGGCTCGGGATACACGGATTCGGCCTCCACGGTCACGCAGACATCGTTGATGCAGGCAACCGTGGCAGCGTTGACGACGGCGAACTGTTTCTACGAAAACACGTTCATGCAGACGTCGACGCCTTGCCAGGATCTCGAGACGACCATCGTTCAGAGCCAGGCGACTCCGGGCCAGACGGATCTGTATGGGCACATGTACATTACGTATCGGAACTCGCCTTCCGGGACGTTGTTCGGTTGGGGGCAGCAGGCATACGTTGCACAACGAGCAACGGGATCAACAGCGACACTGACCAACTGGAAAGCCGCCGGTGTTCGGTTTCTGACCGAAATTCAAGCTCCGGATCTGGGCGCCTTCGGTGGAATCGCGGGCGGATCGTTCACGTTCACGCTCGCATCGGCTCCTGCCGCCGGCGCGACGAGCGCTCAGATCTCGCCTTCGTTCAACAACGGAAAGTGGCCCAACGGCGTCGGTTACTCGATTCGATTCTCAAACGGAACGATTCGGTCTTGCACGGTCACTGACGGAAAGACGCTCACCTGGAGTGGTGGTCTCGGCTCAGCCGCGACTGTGACGGCGACGTGTTCGATGGGCGGCTCGAATGGGTTTACGCCACAGGATCTAGCCGATTCCTACAACCTCGACTACGGGGCATCGCACGTGTTGCTGACCTTCATTCCAGACAGTGCGACGTATGTGCCAGCAGATCGGCGCTGGACTCAGGCGTTTGCCGTCCTCAAGGCCAATCCGCCCAATGGGGCGTATCCGACCAACTACTCATGAGTGACGAGGCCTCGCTGCCGCCGTGCCATCACGAGGAATGGCTGGCGATCACCCAACGCTCCATTGAGTGTGACCATCACTTTGGCGATGACGGCTGCAGCGATCGGTGCCAAAAGTGCAGTATCGATCGCGATACCGCGCATGCCATTGGTCGCGCCCACCATCGTCGGATGACTCGCCTACGCGCGATGGCTGAGTCCGCGGCGTGAGCTCGCAGTACACGTTCTTCGCCGCGGGCGGTTCCGGTTACACGCCCGCGCTTGCCGGCGGCAACATGACGGTACCGCTGCCGTCGGGCCTCAACGATGGTGTCAAGCGGCTGCTGCTCCTGCACACCGGTTGCAACAGCATTTCGGTGTCGCCTCCGGATTCCGCGCTGGCTGCGCTTGGCTTTACGAAGCTGAATGTCAACACGAACGCACCGTGCGTGTGTTTGTATGCCTACGTCACGAAGGCGGATGGAACCGATCCGGCGTCGGTCACCTTCCAATGGGACGGTACGACCCAGGCGTACGCGCGAATCTTCGGCTTCGGCGGCAACGTCTACACTGATCTGTCAACGATCGTGGCCGCCTTCAATGACCGCGGCACGAATTCGACGGGCCGGATCTCGGTCAATGCCACATCGGCGCCCAGCGTGCCCAACTGCATGGCCATCCGTTGTGGCCACTGCGTCAAGAGCCCGACCAACAACGGGTCGTCGTTCAACGACTGGTTGGTCGACAACGGGGTCTATTCGCAGATCACGCCGGCTTACGTTCCGAATGGCAATGCAATCGCTGCCGGATTCTGGTGGGACCAGCAGTCGGCCGCGGCAGCAACGGATGCCGACTCGGCCGCGCTAACCAACACCGACACCAGCGCCAACTCGCAGAGCATCACGATTCTGCTGAAGACCGCGTCGGGTGCGGCTCTAGCGGGCCAGGGAGCGGTCGCCGCCAATGCTGCGGCGTCATTGGCCACTGCGATCAGGATGCTCGGGAGCGCCAATGCAGGCGTTGCCGCCTCCAGCGCACTGACGAATTGGTCCACGGTTACGCTGACCGGCACACAGTACACTGGCCCGGGCGGCATTCACGATCCCAATTTCTGGACCGGAGTCGATCCGCCGGTCGGGACGACGCTCTACTACGATGCGTCGAAGGCGACGGTCTACGCGAACGGCGAGATCAGTTCGACCTCGAACGACTGTTCTTTCGTCGTCCAGTTCTTCGATGGCACCGCATGGAATGTGGGCATCGTCGTGATCACGCCGCAGATGGTGTCGTACACCAATGTGGTGGCAGCCGCCGCGGCAACGCTGAGCACGGCGATTCAGATGGCCGGGGCGGCGCTCGCATCGGTATCGACGCTTGGAAGCCTGACGACAGGCATTCACCTGGCCGGTAATGCGCTCGCGATCGCCAACGCGGCTGCATCCATGGTCACCGGCATTCAGCTGAATGCATCGGCGATGGCTAACATCGCGGCTACCGGTGCATTGACCGGCGGCCAAGCCTCTCTCCAGGGCAATGCGCAAGTGCTCTCGCAGGCAGTCGCGCAGCTGACGACGCGCATTGCGCTCGCAGCTCAAGTCGCCGTCAACAGCACGGTGGCGGGTGCGCTGGGCGCTCAGATCGTATTGGATGGCGCCGCGGTCGCCCTGACCCAGGCCAACGCGCAGATTCAGACCGCCATTAATTTGGCCGGAAACGCCAATGTGGTGAGCTCGGCTGCGGGTGCAGCGTTGCTGACGACTGCATTTGCTGGAGCCGCCAATGTCGTGTCTTCGGCCATGGGCTCGTTGCTGACGGGACTGTTGCTCGCCGGCAGTGCGCTGGTGGATGTGGAGGCGACTGGAGATCTCTCGACCGGCATCACCCTGGAAGGTGGTGCGATCGTCGATTCGGCGGCTGCGTTCAAACCGCCGGGTGCGGAGGCGCAGTTCGGGCGCGCCGTCATCCTGATCCTGAGCCCGACCGGTCTTCCGGTGGCGCGGTCTACGTTCATCGCGGGCTCGGCATGCATCGTGACCATCGGCTACTTCAATGCGAACGGCGATCCGTTTGTGCCGACGGCGGTCAACTATTCTGTCCAGGACGAGTCCACTGGCTTCACGTTGGTGCCTGCCACACCCATTTCGACTCCGGAACTGTCGAATGCCATCACGATCACGGGTCAGCAAAACAAGATGATCAACTTGTCGCGTGATTTTGAGCTGCACCAAGTCCTGTTTCAGATTACCGATGGTGTGGGCCAGGTCAGCTATGCGAGCGCGGACTTTGAATTGCTGCGCACCCCGGGGACGGTGAACTGACATGGCAGGCGATGCCGCGACATTGATCACGGCCGGAGGCTCGAATCTCGGGTCGACGCTGACGGATCTGTTGCTGGCGGAAGATATCGAGCCAGGGACGCGCCCGTCGTATCAGTTGTGCAAAACCATCTATGTCTCGCACCCGCTGGGGCAGAAGATGGCGGAGGCGCCGATCACGCAGGCGCAGAGCATGCCGCGGCAGATTACCGTCGGTGAGGATTCGCCGAAGGAACTCGTCGAGGAGTTTGAGACGGAGTGGAAGCGTCGCCAGTGCGATAGCCTCATCCACAATGTTCACAGCCTAAAGCGCGTCTACGGTATCGCCTCCATTGCGATGGGCTGCAAGGACAAGCCGACCGACGAACCGTTGGATATGACACAGCTGTACAAGCTGCCCATCTTCTTCAACGTGCTGGATCCGCTGAACACGGCCGGATCGCTGGTGATGAACCAGGTGGCGACGGCGGCAGACTTCAACAAGCCGTCGCAGATCACGGTGAGCGGTGAGAAGTTTCACAGCTCTCGCTGCCAAGTCGTGATGAACGAGCACCCGGTGTACATCGAGTACACCTCGAGTGCGTTCGGTTTCGTGGGTCGCAGTGTGTACCAGCGGGCACTGTACCCGTTGAAGTCCTTCATCCTGACGATGATCGCGGATGATGTGATTGCGACGAAGAACTCGGTATTGGTGGCCAAGCAAAAGCAGCCCGGATCGGTCCTCGATTACATCATGGACAAGATGGCGGGCATCAAGCGCTCGATCCTGAAGTGGGCGCGTGCCGGACAGGTGCTCTCCATCGGTCCCGACGACTCGATTGAGTGCCTGGACATGAAGAATGTGAAGGAAGCCGGCGAGTACAGTCGTGGCAACATTCTCAAGAACATCTCGACAGCGGCTGACATGCCGGCCGTGATGTTGGAGAACGAGACTCTCACGGAAGGATTCGGCGAGGGTACCGAGGATGCGAAGATCATCGTCCGCTACCTGGGTACGATCCGAACTCAGATGGACCCGACGTACGGATGGTTCGACAACATCATCATGTATTGCGCCTGGAACCCGGTGTTCTTCTTGAGAATTCAGAAGAAGTATCCGGACCAGTACGGCCACCGCGACTACGAGGATGTCTTCAGCGAATGGCGCGCGGCGTTCAAGGCGACATGGCCGTCGCTGCTCGAGGAGCCTGAGAGCGAGCGTGTCAAGGCCGCGGAAGTTCGGCTGCGCAGTATCGTCTCGATCATGCAGACGCTGCTGCCTATCGTAGACGTCGCCAACAAAGTGCGCCTAGTTCAGTGGGCTTGTGACGCTCTGAACGAGGACAAGGATCTGTTCAAGCGTGAGTTGATTCTCGACGACGACACGCTGAAGGGCTTTCTGGAGGAAGAAATGGAGCGGCAGGAAGAGCAGCGACTCCTCGCAAACTCCAGCGCTGGTGCCGAGGGTGGTGAGAAGGAACCCAAGCCGCCCGCAGCGAAGAAGCTGGCGCGTCTGGCCGCGTAGATGCCTGTCGCGAAGTCCTTCTATCAGGTGCTGACCGCGGCCATCGCCGATCTCACCGAGAATGGATTCGATAGTCAGGAGCGCCTCGACCGCTGGTTGGTTGAACTCAGAGCCGCGGCTCGGATCTCGCTGATCCCGGAAGAGGTGCTGCAGAGAGAGTTGCGGACCAACCTGACCCGGGTGTACGAGCGTTTGGTGGAGAGCGGGAAGCTCGCGCGGATCCACAAAGGCGTCGGTCAGTTCACGATCGCCAACATCAAGCCGAGCCTGCGAGCCGAACTAGACCGGCGAATCCTGGCGTCGGCTAACCTGATCAAGCTCAATCGCCAAGCCTCGATTGAACGCACGTTGCAGCGCTTTGCTGGCTGGGCCACATCGATTCCGGCAGGTGGCAGCGATGTGGTGGAGCGTAGGGAGGTCAACGAAACCGTCCGAAAGTCCATTGCTGGACTGCCTTTCGAAGAGCGGCGAGTCGTCATCGACCAAGGGCATAAGCTCAGCTCCACTCTCAGCGACATCGTCGCGCGCGATGGTGGCGCTATCGCGGCGATCTGGAGGCATGTCAGGGAAGGCGGCGGTTACCAAGCGCGCCCAGACCACGAAGCTCGCAACGGCGAGGTGTTTGTGATCCGTGGCAACTGGGCGATGACGGACGGACTCATGAAGTTGGCAGGCGCGCAATACACGGACGAGGTCGAGGCGCCCGGTCAACTGGTGTTTTGTCGATGCACCTATTCGTACCTCTACAACCTCCGAGACCTGCCCCCGGAGATGCTGACCGAGAAAGGACGCGCGGAGCTCGCGCGTGTACGAGCCGCTGGATGAAGCTATGCCACTGAAGCTCGGAGATTCCAACGCGGTTGTGTCCGCCAACATTGACGAGTTGGTCCGGTCCGGCCACGAGCAGAAACAGGCCGTCGCGATCGCCTTGAAGAAGGCGGGCAAGTCCTACAACGACGACGATATTTCGGTCTCGCCCGAGCAGCTCGCGATCGTGCTCGGCGAGTCCCCACCCGTCACTCGCGCTGCGGGCATCCTTTGCTTCGCCGCCACTGGCCACGTTCTGCTCGCCCATCGCACGGACGGCCAGGGGTGGGCTCCGCCCGGGGGGCGAATCGAGGAGGGCGAGACTCCAGAAGAAGCCGCGCGGCGCGAGTTCCTCGAGGAGACTGGGGTTGATGTTCAGGGACCACTGGTGTTGTGGACACGTCGTCTTGCGGATAACGTCGACTTCACCACTTTTCTAGCGAAGATCGACGAAGAGTTCACCCCGACCCTGTGCGATGAGAATGATGGCTTCCAGTGGGTCGACCGTCGTTTCGCGCTCGGTGCTGTGTCGGCGCTGCATCCCGGAGTTCCGATCGCACTCGCGAAGTTCGAACTGGATGAACTCGGGATCGCAAAGGCGATTCGAGACGGGGAGCTGACGAGCCCTCAGCGATATCAGAACCTGTTGTTGATCGCGCTTCGCATAACCGGTACCGGAGCCGCATATCGCAAGGGACACGACGAGTACGTCTGGCGCGATCCGTCGCTGTACCTGACACCGGAGTTTCTGGAGCGGACCAACGGGCTGCCAGTGATCATGGAGCATCCGAAGGATAAGCCCATCCTCAACGGGCAAGAGTTTCGACGCCGAATCATCGGTACCAACTTCGTGCCTTACATCAAAGGCAATGAAGTTTGGGGTATCGCCAAGGTGTATGACGAGCTGGCCGCGGACATGCTCGAGGAAGAGACGATGTCCACATCGCCCGGCGTCCTCTTAGGCATGAGGGATGTCGAACAAGTCCAGATGGAGGACGGTTCGAAACTGCTGATCGAAAACAAGCCGGTCCTGCTCGATCACATTGCCGTCTGTCCGTACGGTGTATGGGACAAAGGCAACGACGCATCGGGAGTTGATTCGATCGACGCCCGTGCCGACAGCGAAGACGATGCCCTCGATTTGATACTCCACGAACTGAAGATGCGTGAGTTGATGAGACTCGCGGATCGACTCTAGCTGTTAAACACACGATTTCCTCACAGGAGCTCATTGGTATGAAGACCGTGGTCAGTCAGGCAGTACATGCCGTTCTCGCCCGAAATGATGCTGAAAAGGATGGCGATGGCGCAAAGCTCGATGCGGTCCTCAGCAAACTCGATTCGGTCCTGAAGCGCCAGGACGACGGCGAGAAGCGTCTCGACAGCGTCTGCGCGAAAATGGACTCGTTTGAAAAGGAACGCGCCGATTCCGCTCGCAAGGACGCAGAGGAGAAGGAGCGCGCCGACAAGGCCCGTAAAGATGCCGAGGACGATGAAGCCAAGGCCAGGAAGGACGCCGAAGAGAAGGAGCGTCAGGACAAAGCCCGGAAGGATGCGGAAGGGCAGGAGGCCAAGGAGCGCGCCGACGCTACCGCTCGCGCCGATGCCGCGGAGAAGGAAAACAAGGAACTGCGGGACCGCCTGGCTGCCGTTGAACGACAGATGCCTGCGATTTTGAAGGATGAGGACCGCCCACGGTTCGTCGCCGCCCAGAGCAAGGCCGATAAGTTGTTTCAGGCATTCGGCGACTCTGCTGGCGCCCCGCGATGGATGAACGGTGAGGTCTTCGCCGACTATCAGCGTCGCCTACTGAGCCGCTTCCAGCGCTATAGCCCCGACTGGAAGGACAAGGACCTAGCCAAGGTGGACGAGAGCGTGCTCGGCATCGCAGAGACTCGGATCTACGCGGATGCAATGGAAGAGGCTCGTCATCCCACGGACCTGCCGCCTAACACCCTGCGTCGGGTCGAGAGCCGTGATCCTCACACGGACCGCAAGACGATCAGCTTCGTGGGTGCCGACGATGCGTTCTGGAATCAGTTCAAGTGTTTCCCGAGCGATGTTCGCGCTGGCCGGTTTATCACCAAACCGCAGACACACTGATCCGACCCGGTATTCCCCTCGAGCAAGCCGCCCACTGAGGCGGCTTTTTATTCGCCCCCTCTTTTTTGGAGAACACTTCAATGGTTGCTGCAGCCGTCACGCTGAATCCCGCTCTACAGACGAACTTCGCAAACACCTTTGCCGTCTCATCTGGCGGCTACGTCCAGGGCGATGCGCTAGATGATTCGGCCATTCGCACGTTGTTGCGCAAGGGAATTCTCGACCCGACCGCGACCCAGGTCATGTTTGGCGGCCAGGCCATCAACGAGCGGAAGGCGGTCGGAACCGGTGGCCCCCTCGGCAGCAACCCCCCGCCCGCGGCCGGCCTCGGCTCAATTCTGACACCGGCTGCGAATATCAACGCAGGCGCCGCCGGCAGCTTTACCGGGTTCTCGGTCCTGAACCAGGCGACCGCCATGATCCAGACGGCGCAAGGTCGGGTCCCCGTTGCGCTGGCTGGTGGCGCGATCAATTTCTACCGCTCGGGATCCGGTGCCCGCATCCCCGTTCAGGCAGCCCAAGGGGCCGTGGCGGCATGGCTCGCCTCGGCTCAGTTGGTCCAGTCTGTGTACTGGGACACCGTCAACCTCCAGGTCACCAACGCCGCGGGCGCCAACATCATTGGGCCGCTGCCCGGAGTGACCCTGGACTCGCTGCCGGTAGTCCCTGACTCGCGTGTCGTCGACATGACCGCATTTCTGGCCTCCGGATTCGCCAATTGGAAAGAGGGCGGCTACGCCGTCGTCCTCAAGATCTGATCGCCACTCGCTCCATCCCAACACTTCAGTCTTTTCATAGAGGTATTCATTCATGGGTTCCGATGCAACGCAGTGGGCAATGACCCACCCTTCGTACATGGAGAGCGAGATTCTCCTCCAGCAGAATCAACGGTCCGACTTCATGAACCTGCTCGCAGGCGGAGCGCCGCGGGTACGTTTGGGGGCCGAGGATAAGGCCGTGTACCTGCGCTCTCTCGGCGTGAAGACTGCGGTGTCGAGCGGTGCGCATGGCGCGAATCAGTTGCCGTCGTGCTCGGTCACGACAGGACTGGCCAGTGCGCCAACATACCTTCAGCAGATCGTGGCCGAGTACGATCACCACCAGATCGCTGCAATGGCTGCGTGGGGTGTGTCATTACCGGACGCCCAGCGTTTGGCCATGGGCCAGGGCCATTATCAGGGCTTGCGCAGCAAGGCGATCTACGGCGAGCAGCCGCAGAACGGCGAGGGCATCCTGAATGCTACCGGCATCACGACGATCACGTTGCCGGCGGATTCGTTCGGCAATCAGAACTTTTCCTCGTACGACAACGGCTCGATGGCGCTGTTCCTGCTCGGCATCTTCCTGGCGCTGAAGACCCGCACGTATCAATTGGGTCGACCGACCCGATTTGAGGTGCTGGGCCCGCAACGGGTGATTGGACTGTGGGAGATGATCGGCATCGTTCAACTCACGTCGTACCAGCGCCCAGGCGGCGGTTCGGCCGTGATTGGCGAGTTGGTCAAGAAGATCCTCGCGGACATGGGCGACTTCGTCGAGTTTGGATACGACGACACGCTCATCGGCCAGGGGGCCGGTGGTACGGACGCGATCATCTTCAACATGCCCGAGATTGCGAAGCCCGACACGCAGGAAGGTTGGGACACCAACAACTTCGCCAAGCTCAATCCCGGCTTCCGGGACTGCACGGTGCAGTATGCGGACCGAATGGCACCGTTGGAGATTCCAGCTCCGATGCCGAACGGCGCCACGCACATCCTCACAGAGATCCGCGCGACCTCGGGGTGGGTGACTCGTCCTGAGACCGTAACTGTCCTCAGCGGCCCGTACTAAGAAAAGCCGGAGAAGAAATGGCGACTCTCTACATAGCCAATACGACGAAGCAGAATCACGTGTTTGTCTATCGTCATCGCGAGATGAGTAATCCGGCGATGCGTGAGATCAAGCGCGGTCAGCAGATCCCGATCTCAGACATCACGATTGAGGAGGCCCGGGCAATCGTCAAACAGCATGAAAAGTACGGGATCATGGATGCGGCAGAGCTGTCTCGGCGACGAGACTTCGCCGGCCTGGTTTACAGCATCGACAAGCCGGTGGACATTGATCAGATGCTGGCTTCGTTCGAGCTCAACGACAAGGATCTGGCGAAAGAGGCGCAGCAGCGTCGCGAGGTTCAGGCGGCCGCCATCAGCGACAATGTCGCCACTCAGTTGCACAACCTGACAGGGATGGACAAGGAAAATGTACGTCCAAAAAGCCTGCAGCTGGAAGTAACTGAGGAAACTGACGGCACTCGAAGCGTTGCTTCGGGCGTTGAGGTACCGGCCGATCCACTGAACGTTGAGCAGCGCAAGCGGTCGCGCTGATAACCCAGCGTGGCTGCGACTCCGACGACGCCGAATCTGACCGACTATGTGTCCTTTCTCTCCGGCGTTGTCGGAATTCCGATTGAGTTTCTGCCGACGCTGCTCGGTACTGCCACGGATGGTACGACTGCGTATCTCGTCGACTCCACCCAGAACTGGAACCCCGATCAATGGGACGGGTACACAGTCACTGACCTCACGCAGGGACTCAGCACCGATGTTGCGACCAGCTCGACCGACACACTGAGTTTTGTCGATAGCCTGAGTGCGCCGGTCATCGCCGGTGATGAGTATCTGATTACCCCGCAAGTCGTTCCGATGAGCCTGTCGATCGCTTTGGAGATCGTGAATCCGGCTCTCGCCTGTGCATCAGCAATGATGTACGGACTGGCGGTCTACAACTTAGCGACTGATCGACTCATCAACTACGCAGTCGACCAGCCCGGTCAGACCTGGTTCATCGATAAGCGCAAGGAGTTCCGACTCGCGGATGCGCGGGTCGGTGTGGTCGCGTCCGCCAGCAATGGCGAGACGTCCATGAGCTACCTGAATCCGGAGCAAATGAAGCTATTCACGCTTCAGGACCTGGAGACGCTCAAGACCGAATGGGGTCGCCGCTATATGGGCATTGCCCAGAAATACGGGCTGTCGATCTGGGGGATCTCCTGAGTGTCACCGGACGACAGTGGCTATGACGCGGGCGGCCGAGCCGACGTCATTGTCACTCGCCGGCTGACGCTGCACCTCGGTGTCCTGGTTCAACCGTATCGAGCAGCCAGCGCAAAAGCGGGTGCAATGACCACCGGCGATGTCGCCGAGATCCTGGAAGCGAAGTACGGCGTCATCGGCGCCTTCGTCATCGTCCACGAGTCCGATATCGCGGCCGCGCTCGAAGTCTCCCTTGGCGGCGCCATGGAGTCGCTGATGATGGGCCGCGCCGTGGATCCGTGGGGCCGCGGGATGCAGATCATTCAGGAGAAGTTCCGGGACTTCATCGCGTCCAAGGAGGCGGAGCAAGTCGGTATCCCCGGCACGCCGACTCAGGCGGCTCTCCGTGGCGTCAATCACCGGCTCAAACATCCGTATCGCAAGAGCAATCCGAGGCGGCCCAGCTTTCGTGACACCGGGCTCTATATGAACAGCTTCCGCGGTTGGGTGGACTAGTGGCGCAGATCTCCGAGACCAGTAACCCGACGATGCTCAAAAGCGCGTTGCGGGACGGCCTCGAGCAAGTTGACCTCAAACAAGTCGTCACGTTCACCCAGTACACGCGCGCAGTGCTGCCGCTCGACAAGTGGGTCTACTGGGTCAAGGCGCATACGATCGATGTAAAAGGATCGCTGCATTACGGCCAGGTCATTCAACAGAACGAAGACGAGACCCAGGGCCTCGCGACCGTGCAGTTCACGGCGGAAGAGCAGGTGCCGGATTTCGTCAGTGCTCCGATTAACACGCTTTTCGTAGCGGAAGCCGACGGGTTCCAGTTTGCGTTCTCCCAGCAGCAGGGCTTCTACACCCAGGCAGGGCTCTGGCACTACTTCGGTCATTCCGTACAACCGGCGCTGAGCACGCAGCTCATCTCCAGCGCAGATCAAATCGACGTCAATCAGGCAGTCGTTTGCAACAGCCTTCCGCTGTGGATGGCGCTCAACGATTACAAGTCGCCGTTTTACGATGGCTTCTCCAACACCGGCGTTCCGTTTCGCGTCAAGCCTCCGGTGCTGTACCCGTCGTTCATTGTCGATGAGAACGAAATCCCGCCGTATGGCTCGGTCCACATCGGCGATAACGACACCACGAGTCAGCAGGCGGCGCCATACCTAGATCGCAACCGCAGTCACTGGCAGCTCTGCCAGGACCACGTGCGCATCACGCTCTACGGGCTGCAGAACAATGTCGCTCTCGACTTCATGGACACGATCAATCAGTACAGCCTGATGTCGAGTAACTTCGGGATCGTCAACATGACACCGCCCCGGGACGCCGTCCGCACACAGTCTGAACTCCGGGCACGGGCAATGAAAAAGGTCATTGAAGTCGATGTCTCCTACAACCAGGCGCGCGTGAATGAGATCGCGCGTCAGCTGATCACCTCCGCGATGCAAACATTTATCTTCCAAGGCTAGGCAAAGTAGATGAGTCAAAATCCCACATCAGTGCCGTTTTTGGGAAAGTTCTCATCACTGGCGGCACTCACGGCCGCCCATCCGCCGGCGCTGGTAGGCAAGATCGCGTTTGCACTGACATCCGATCAAGGGCTCGTCTACGCCAATGGGACGCAATGGGTTACGTCTCCATCTGCGGCCAATTCCGTTCCGAACGCAGGCAGCTTCAATACTATCGCTGCACTTCGTACGGCAAAACCAGCAGCCTCCAACACTGCAGGTTTGCAGGCTTACACGAGTGACCTCGGTGCCGCGGTCAACACCGGTATCGGGTGGGTGCCGCTGGGGCTGACTTACAACGTCCAGGCGTTTGGAGCCGTCGGCGACGGAACCGCGCGCCCGCTGTCAACATTGGGTTTGACACTGGGCGTGATTCAGGGGCTTCTGTATCCGAGCGCCCTGAGTCTGACCGAAGAAATTGACTACAACGCGGTGCGACGGGCGATTGAAGTCGCCACCGCCGCAGGTGGTGGCACGGTGTACATCCCGAAAGGGATCTACATCATGAACAACGCGAGCAGCCAAGGAAACATCCAGCTCCCCGTAAATTTCCTGACCACCGGAACCCCGGGCGGCCAGGTCAACATCAAGGGTGACGGCGCGAATGCCACCATTCTGAAATGGCCGTCGGACTCCGGCGCGAATGGATCGCTGTTCGCCATGTCATGCGGGCCGCAAGCGTCGTCCTTTGCAACGCCCCTCACGGGCGGCCGTTACGGCAATAACCAGTACTTCGGCTACCTCGAAGACTTCGGGATGGTGGGTCCGAACCTCACCATCGTCAAAGGCACCGTCAACGCGAACCTGTCGGGACTCGCCTGGGGTGCGCGGCGGTTCATGAACCGTGTCCATATCATGGGCTTCTATGCGGGCCTGGACATCGTCGGAGACTGGACTTCATTCAAGGACGTGGTGGTCGAGAATTGCTTCTACGACTTGTATTTCCCATGGAAGTCCGCCTCGCTCTACGGCGATCTGCTCTTTTCGAAGTGTTCCTTCGGTAACTCCGCCCGGGCGGCTTGCTGCATCGGCACTCGCGGTTATATGGGCGCCAAGTTTGAGGGGTGCTACTTAGGTACGTCTCCTTACGCCTTCTTGAATGAGGCGGCTACACAGGGGACGACGGCTGACAGCTCGACTCATGTCACCAGCACTCAGTTTGAGAAGTGCTTGTTCGAAAACTTGGGCAACTCGTTCATCGGTGACGACAACGCACAGGCGGCAACCGGCGGCGCTGGAACTCGCAATTTCCGATGGCAGCAGGTGGATATGTCCTCCTGCTACTGGTCATTTAATAGCGGCCAGCGTGACACGACGCAGAGTCGCAACGGTAACTACGCGATCGTCGCCGCGTCTCTGAAGACCTTTACGGTTCGTGGGTTTACCAACTTCATTCCGGCTGATATTGGTTTGTTCCAAACCGACGCGGTGCAGGGCTTCCAGATCTATACGGACATGACCGCGATGTTCTCGGCGCTCCAAGGTGGGAAATATTTCTGCGACCCGACGATTGCACTGAACAATGCGATCACCTTTGAGTGGGAGGATAGCCTCACCGCTCGAAAAGGAAATGCATGGAGAAGCAACACCGCAACGATCAACCAGTGGGACCTATTGGAATTCCTCGGAAACCGCTGCGTCCAAGGGACAACGACGATTTCCAATCCGGTACTGGGTGCAGCGATGCATTCGAGTCTGGTTACGGCAGGGGCTTTTGTACTGGTTTGCCATACCGGCAGCGTCACCATCAACGCCGAGGAAGCTACTCCAACCGGCACAAAATGGGTCAAGAGAAGCACGGTTACAGCGGGGAGAGTGGTTTCCGCCACCGGACCCACGGATACACAGGTAGTTGGATACGCCAACGGCGCCAACGCCGGAGCTACACCCCCTAACTACAACGTGCTGCTGTCGAGAGGACAGATTGTAGGGGCGTAACCTGCGTGGCCCAACGACATTTTGAATAGGAGCAATTTCATGCGCTTGACGATCAGTCATTTTTCTCGCTTTTCGGCGATGGCCCTTGTGGCGCTGGCGTTGGCCACGGCCCCGGCAGTCGAGGCTGGCCAGAATCCCATCGCGACGTTCACGTCGAACCCGGGCGGAAGTCGGATGGCGTTCAACATCACGGCCATCGGTCAGATCAAAGCGGCACCGGGAAAGCTCCGGCGGTTATTTGTGCAGACCGCGGCCAGTGCCGGCACATTGATTCTGAGTGATGTCTGCTCAGGTGGTACGCCGGCCATCGGCAACCAGGTGGCCGCGATCCCCAATACGGCGCTCACGGCCGGCGCAGTGATTACGATTGATGCGCCGTTCGCAGCGTGTATCACGGTGTCGGGCACGTGGCCGACCGCACTGGTCCTGTCAGCTTCGTACGACTGAGCGCCCATGTATCGCCCCGTAACCGGCTTGCCGGCGCAGTTGAATGCGAGTCAGACACTCACGTCTAACCCGGTGGTCACCGGCGGCCTGACGCGCGGCGCCGTCGGCATTCAAAGTGATCACGCCGCCACTCTCAATGTGCAGCGGTACATCGATGCCGCGGGACTGGTCCCGATCGGTGCTGTTATCACTGTCGCGCTGGTGGCCAATGCGCCCAATGCCGTGTCATGGAACGATGGGATTCCCTGTGGTTCGGTGACGGTTCAGGTCGCTAACTCTGCCGGCGCCGTGGCTAATCTGACCAATCTCACACTGCTGCTTGCGCCGTAGCGCGCCTTTGTCTCCAGGAGCTCCGTATCTATGACGATCGTGGTCACCAATGTCTTCGAGACAGTCGCTCCTGCGCCTATCACGCTCCTGCAAACAGGCGCATTGGTGAGTCAGGGCGCGACAACGCTAGCGGCAAATTCGTATTCTCTGTTGACTCAGGAGAGCGATCTCACTCCACTGCTGGCGGCGCCCCTAGCCATCGCTTCCCTGGCATGGAGCAGCGGCACGGTCCTTGCCACAACCTCAGTTGCGATTCCGGGGTTGAGCACGGGCGACAAGTTCGTGACCAGGATCGGGGGCGCAACCCCCAGCGCTTACAATGGTCTCGTGCTCGCCACCGTGACCGGCGCGAGCACGTTCACGTATCCGCTGGCGACCAACCCCGGCGCCGAGACTGTCCCCGGCACCTACACGCCGCCTGGACAGGGCGAACTGCTATCGATGGTGGACAGTTACTTCGCCGAAGGCTTTAACCAAGCCGTCTACGTGCTGGAGTTGGGCGCTGGCGATGCCAGCACCGGCCCGACCGCGCTCGGCGACTGGATCGTGGCCAACCCGATTGGGCCCGGGCAGTTCTCCTTTATCAGCTACCTCGTACCGCGATCTTGGGATGGGGCTTCGAACTATCTAGCGCTGGTCGCGCAGTACGAAGCGCCCACCAAGATGATTAGCTTCTTCACCACGACAACTATCAATACATACAGCAGTGGCTATACCGCGCAGATGTCGGATGTGTTCGCGGCCGTTGAGGCTCCCGGAATCCCGTTGACCGAGTTTTCACTGGCTGCCGATTTTCAGCGCTCGCTGGCCTACAACCCGTCTTCGTCAAACCGGATGTCGCCTTTTGCGAATGCGTTTCTGTTCGGAGCCACACCATACCCGCAGCTCAATAACAACGCGCTTCTGACGACCCTGCGCACCGCCAACATCAACTATGTGGGTACTGGCGCGGAGGGCGGCATCAGCACTGCCCTCATCACGCCTGGCAAAATGTTGGACGGCAATGACTTCACGTACCGGTACTCTGTCAACTGGACACAGTTGAACGGCGCACAAGCTTTGGCGAACGAAGTCATTAACGGCGCACAGGGCGGCCCCAACCCACTCTGGTATGACCAGAACGGCATCGATCGATTACAGGACCGGCTGGTCGGTGTCATGGAGTCCGCGGTTTCGTTCAACCTCGCCCAGGGCGCTGTGCTCCGGACCGCGCTCGACGGGCCCACGTTCCAAGCGAACCTCGATGCCGGGCTCTACGAAAACTCGTGCGTCGTGAATGCGGTGCCGTGGATCACCTATCTGGAGGAGAACCCGAGCCACTACAAGGCCGGCATCTACAACGGCTTGACAGTCGTGCAACTGGTCAAGCGCGGATTCCAACAGATCTTCTTCAACCTCACGGTCACCGACCTGGTCACCCAGTAAGGAGCGCGCACACGTGCCCGGTAATCCACAAGTTTCTCAGGGCGTCCTGAATCGCCTTCGCGCCTCCATCACCTTCCAGGATCATTCGGAGTTGAATGTCACGCCGCCGTTTCTCGCCCGCGGCATGATTCGGTTCGCACGCGAAGGCGCGGCTACCGCGTTCATTCCCACGGCGACAGGCACTGTTACGTCCGGCGAACCGTTCCTCATGGTCACCATTGGCCTGGAGTTGCTCAAAACGCAGTCCCTGGCATCGGCCTTTGAGTCGCAATTGCAGGACAACTCGGTCCTGGGAAAGTGCACTGTGCGCCCGGATGTGAGCACTGGCCTGGCGCCGTTCGATGTCTACAACACCGCCATTGAGACACCGGGCGAGATGACCTTCGACGGCTCCAGTCCCGTGTATCCGTTGACGTTGCGCGGATACATGCTCGCCAACAATTCACTGTGGCCGTAGCGCATGAAAATCGATAAGCGCCTCAATTTTGTGTTGCCAGTAACGCGCGTGGACGGCACCGAGATCTACATCCACTCGACGCCTATTGATTCGAATTGCTTCCGTACCTACTACCGGGTGTTGGCGAAAGCGTTCTCTGTCGTCATGTGGGAGTTGGGTCCGATGTCCGGACCCCGTGTGGCGGATAAAGTCCTTGAGGATGTCGCTACCGAAATGGGACAGTGGGAAACCGAGCCGGGCGGCGCAGCGGGCGTCAAACAAGGACTGATCGCTGACATCCAGCGGCGCACGAGCGTGGTGGCTCCATCCGACCGGGGTTGGGAGCCCATTCCCTATCACGAAGCGGTTCAGCGCCAGATCCTGGAGCCCGATGATGTGGCGGAGGTGGGGTCCGCCCTCGTTTTTTTTACGGCCGGCTCGCATATGTTCCGGGAGCGGGAGCGATCAATGATGTTGTCCGCATTGAAACACTGGAGCGCGCGGATCGAATCCTCGAATGCTACGGAGTTCGCGAATTTTTTGTCGACCTCGACCGCGGTCGCGAGTACTGGCGAGAGGCCACCCACCTCGTCGCCGACACCCTCGAATGGATAGCCGGTGCCGGATTTGACGAGTTCTTCAATCGCGACGACGACTTTCCCTTTCATTCAGCCCACGAATACCGCCAACGGGATCTGATCCGGGCTGCGCGGGGCTCGGCGCCATACCGTTGAGGGCACAGCGTGACCGTCAAGAGCATCATCGACCTCGAGCTGGATGCGGCGAAATTCTCCCGCTTCCTGCAAGAGTTCAACAAATTCCAAACGGCTGCGAGCAAGCTCCCCGCGTTCGGCAAACAGGCGACGAAGGAATTCACGGCCGCGCAGAAGGCGTTCGACGCCATGAAGACCACCCTGCTCGGGTATCCGCGTGTCCTGCATCAAGCGTCTGATGAGACCCGTACGCAGCTCCGGCAGCTTCAGCAGTCCGATCGGGCGTGGGCCTCGATCGCAGGCAAGACTAAAACCGTCGCCGAAAACATCTTCACCGCCACGCGGCACCTGCTGGGCTGGTCTGGGCTGCTCGGCCTGGGCAGCGGCCTATTGGGGGCCGGTAGCCTATTCGGCATCGACCGCATGGCGCGCACGGCTGGTGACGAGCGCAAGAGCGCCATGGGGCTCGGTGTCTCCATCGGCCAGCAGCGTGCCTTCCAGATCAGTTTCTCGCGCCTCGGCGACCCCGACTCGTTTCTGAGTTGGATCAACTCGGCTGAGATGGATCCGACCAAGCGGAGCACGTTGACGAGCGGCTTTACCGGCAACACTGCCTCGGATGCCGTGACGATGATGAAGCGGATCCGATCGCTCGCGCAGTCCACCCCGAAAGAGATGTGGGGGCTGCTGCCGCAGATGTACCGCATGGAGGGCGTGAGCGGCGAGGATATTCGCCGGTACGGGACGATGTCGACGGCGGAGTGGAACAGCCAGCTAGACTCCTACGCCCAACGCAGCAGCAAGCTCGATATCCAGGACCAGACGGCCAAGAAATGGAAGGATCTGACTGACGCGCTCGATGAGGCGAAGTCGAGCATCTTCGCGACGCTGGTGAAAGGACTCGCGCCATTGGCGGATCCGCTCAAGCGGCTGTCGGGCGGCGTAGAGCATTTCGTAGAGGTGCTACTCAAGAGCGACCTCGTCAGAGACGCGGTCAAGGAACTCGCAGACTGGCTGAATAAGTTCTCTGGTCACATTTCCGCGCCCAAGTTCCTGGACGATGTGAAGCGGTTCACCTCTGATGTGGGTGACCTGGCGGACGCTGTCCACGCGGTGACGTATGCGGTGTCGCATCCGGGCGCTGCTGCTGCTAAGGCTGGCGACAACATGTCGAGCTGGCTCGGCAACAAGTTCATGAAGGTCTTCCGGCCGGACGAGTATTACAAGTATGCCGGTGCCGATGAGACCGCGAGCTTCCTGGCCGGGATCGACCAGCAGAACAACTTGCCGGCTGGCACGATGGCGCGACTGTGGCAGGCGGAGTCGAGCTCGAGCTACGACGGCAAGACGTCCGCTGCCGGTGCCGTCGGCCCATTCCAGTTCATGCCGCGCACCGCCGCCGCATTCGGAATCGATCCCAAGAGCTTTTCCTCGTCCGCCAGCGGCGGCGGCTATTACCTGTCGGAGCTGCGTAAGCGCTATGGCGGCGATCTGTCGGCCGCGCTGGCGGCCTACAACGGTGTCGGGAGTAAGGAAGGTAACGACTCCATTTACCGGAAATTCGGCAGCCTCGATCGCGCGATCAAGCTGCATCCCGGCGACTGGCAGACCTATCTGACTCCCGGTGAGCAGAAGTACATCTCTGGCATTGCCGGGGGCTCCAACGTCAACATTACCGTGCACGTTTCCGCTCCTCCCGGAAACAAAGTCGACGTCGCCGCCAATCAGTTGGCGAACTGAGCGATGTCGATTACGCCCGGCTACATCGCGTTCAAACTCGCGACTGAGATTTCGCCGATTATTCTGACGCGCGGCATCGCCGCCAACTTCGGACTCGGGCAACTGCTCCCGATCGTGGCGCTCACCGAGGGCGTCAACTTTCTGCAGAACCTAATCCTGTCGGGCAGTCCCACGGGAGCCGTCGATTTAGATAAATTCTTCGCGCACTTTTACGTGCTGCCGGGCACTCAGTTGCAGAGTCAGCAGGTGGCGATGGTGCCGATGGCTAACCAGGCCGTGGCGGCGAACGCTACCATCCAGCAGCCCCTGCCGATCTCGATGATGATGATCTGCCCGGCGCGCGAAGACGGCGGCTACGCGGCGAAATTCGCCACCATGACGGCTTTGCAGCGCACGCTGTCGCAGCACAACGGAGCCGGTGGCACGTACACGGTTGTCACTCCGTCATACATTTTCACTGACTGCTTGATGTTGTCGATGCGGGATGTCACCGGCGGCGAGGCAGGTCGGCAGCGCCAACAGATGTGGCAGCTTGATTTTGTGCAGCCCCTGGTGTCGATCTCGGCAATCGATAGCGCCGTGAACTCACAGATGTCGAAGCTGCAGAAGTTCCTGCCGCTAGATGGTGGCTCATCGGCGATACCGGCGTCAGGCCTCTCGCTGGGAAGCGCCGTGTCCTCCATCTTCGGCGGCACCGTCGCGGCCGTCGCGGGATCGGTGCAGACAGGCTTCACGACGCTCGTTCCGCCGTGAGCACGTTCGTCGATTTCGTGCCGTCTCTGACGACCGTGTTTCAGTTTCAGCCGACGCTGAACGGCGTGCAATATCTCGTGACCTGTCCTTGGAACGCATTCGGCGAGCGCTGGTACGTGACAGTGAAAGATCTGTCGGGCAACGTGCTCGCGCATCGCCCGATCGTGCAGTCTGGGCCCCGGTACCAGGCGGTGATGACTTGGGCAGATGGCGTGGCAACAGCTTCGCTGAGCGGACCACACAATGTGCCATTGGGCGGTCTCGTCGAGGGGCGCGTCTCTGAGACCGACACGCCATTCGATGGTCAGTATGAAATGCTCGCGGTGGATGCGCAGACGCTGACATTTGGCCTCGCCGCCAATCCGCAGCAGCCAATTGCAGTCACCGGGAAACTCGATTTCCCGTTGGATCTGTTGGCAGCGTATGGAATCGGGTCTCTGTTTTACCACGCTGATCTCGGTCAGTTCGAGTACTGAGGCGTGCGCTTCTACGACCTCATTTTGGCGGATAGCGCAGGCAATGTGTTTAAGCCGACGAACGACGGACTCGGATTTAAAAAGTCTGCCGGTGGCTCGACATTTACGAGTTGGGTGAACGGGAAGAACAATCCGGGCGCGCTGCATATCGATTTCGATGTGCCGGCCGCGCCGTTGAATCAAGCTCAGGGCTCCGCGAAGATCGCTGTTTACGGTGTCGGTCTCGGCATGATTGGGCAGGCTTCTGATCTCAATGGCCAGACGCTGACGTTATCGGCTGGCATGAAGCCGGGCCTGCCGTTGGCAACGGCGGCGGCCGCTCAGTCCGGCCTCATACTTCAGGGCACGATATTCCAAGCCTTCGGCAACTGGCAGGGCACGACGCAGACGCTCGAACTAGTCGTGAGCCCACCAGCATCCCAACAGGATTTAAAGCCGATACCATCGATATTGTGGCCGGCAAAGCAGCCTCTAGCGACAGCCCTGTTCAGCACGTTGCAACAGGCGTTCGCTAAGTTCGGAATGAAGGCTAATGTCAACATCGCCAATATCACGCAACCTGTTGACGGGTCACACCAGTATTCAACTCTCTCGCAGCTTTCCGACTATATCCAGCAGAAGAGTCAGGAACTTGGTAAGCCGAGTTACGATACTCCGGACAAGGAGTACTCCGGAGTGCAGATCAAGATCGTCGGCAACACGATCTACGCCTACGACAACCAGGCGACTGCATCGCCAAAGCAGTTGGCGTTCACAGATCTGATCGGACAACCGACTTGGATATCCCCAGGCACCGTCAGTTTCAAGACGGTCTTGCGCAGTGATATCGCGCTCGGTGACTACATCCAGTTTCCCGCCAAGGGACTCGTGGCGCCGTATGTGCTGACCTCGCAGGCGGCGGCGTATCCGAATACACCGGCCCGAAGCAAGACCGCGTTTCAGGGCCAGTTCTGGGTGACCCGTGTCCAGCACTTTGCGAGCTTCCGACAGCCCGATGCCGATGCCTGGTGCACCAGTTTTGAGGCGGCGGCGTTGAGTCCATGAGCGCGCAGAAACAACCGCTGACGAAATCGCTGTCAGCTTTCGCCTATCGCAAGGCGCTCGATGAGGTGACGAAGCGCGGAACGGCGTTGCCCGGTCATGTCCTCTCGGTCGACGGCCCTTTCGTGACGGTCAACTTTGATTTGGAAGATGCGACGCTACCGCAGTTGACGTTGCCGCTCGCCTGGCCTGAGTACGATCGATTGCCCATTCAACCGGGCAATAAGGGCTTTGCATTCCCCATCGGCGCCTATCTCGGCGGGATTACCGGTCAGGGCGGAGTCGCGAATCTGGCGCCCCTGCAAGGGAATCTTGCAAGCCTGGTGTGGTTTCCGATCAGCAACAAGGGTTGGGACGTCCCGCCCGGGGCCGATGCCGACACGCGCGTGGTCTATGGCAAGACGGCGGTGTTGTTGCTCGACTCGATAGCCGGCAATTCCAGCATCAAACTCACCTCGAGCGCGATCACGCTTACCTGCGGAGGACATACGATCGTGATTGATTCCGCAGGTGTTTACATCGACGGCCGAGTCTTCCTCGCCCACGAGCACAGCAATGTCCAGACCGGTGGCAGCAACTCCGGCGGTGTCGTGTGAGGGCTTGGGGCAGAATCACCAACAGCCAGAACCAGCGGGTGTGGGCGATGTCGGCCACCGACGCGAATGGCAACAACGATATCGTCTACGTGACGGCTTTGTGCCAGGTTCTGAACCTCGGCTTGGGCGAATCACCTTTCTATGGGCAATCGGGAATACCGGCCGCGGAGTCGGTCTCTCAGCAGGTGTTCCCCGATCACTATGTGTCGTTGATTCAACAGGCATACGCGGCGTTCTTTGCGTTTCTCCTGATCAACCGCAGAGCTGATAGTCCTGACATCCCCGTGTATGACGCCAGCGTGATCACCCATCAGGGTGTGGCCCTGAACCCGAGTAACAAGATTCCGCAGTGAGCACTCCAAACCCTTTCGACTTCCCGGTCGTCGTCGCCGCGAATGGGATGCAGCCCCAAGATCCGGCTGACATTCGCGATCAGATAAATGCTGCGGCCGTGGCACTGTCACCGGGTCTCACCAACAATCTCCCGGGATTGCTGCTCGAGGATATCCTGAGCACGGACACACCTGCCGTAGCGTTGTGCGATCAGGCGCGCGTGGAATTGGTCAATTCGCTGACCGCGGACGGTGCCAACGAGGCGCTGTTGCTGAAGATTGGCGCAATTACGGGCGTACCGTATAACCAGCAGAGCAACACCTCTGTTTTGGTCATATTTTACTCGCCAAATCTGGGGTATGTCGTGCCAGACGGCATGACCATCAGTGACGGCAGTAACGTGTATCAGGTTCAGACCGGCGGGGTGATCAACAGTGGCGGCACCACCTCGCTGTTGACTGCGATCGCGGTGCAGCCCGGTACCGTAGTACCGGCGGCCGGCGCAATCAATGAGATATTGACGTCCTACCCGTCAAGTATCACGTTGTCGGTGACCAATCCCAGCGCCGGCATACCTGGCGGGGTTGCTGAGACCTGGTCCTCATATCGTTCCCGGGTGATGCGGTCGCAGCGGGCGGTGGTGACTTCCGGGCCGAGCCTCATTTCGACGCTGGTTGGCGCGGTGGCGGGCGTGCAGAAGGTCTCTGTTCAGGTGGGCACCGGCGGCCTTCGCGTCATCGTCAAGGGCGGAGATGTCTACGAAGTTGCGTATGCCATCTTCAAAGCCGTGGGAGATCCCAGTCGCTTACTGGGGCATGCTGCGGGCGGGACCGACGTCACGGTATCGCTGGTAGATCCCCCGAACACCTACAACATCAAGTTTGTCGCCGCCGCCACTCAGACTGTCGCTGTCACAGAGACCTGGAACACGACGCTGACGAGCTTTACGGGCGGTGGCGCGTTCGCGGGTTTGGTGCAACCGTCGCACGTCGCATACATCAACGCGCTGCCGATTGGTCAGGCGATCAATGAGCTCGAACTCAATGGCCTGTTCCAGAATGCAGTGTCCGGACTTCTGGCGCCTGATTTGCTCACGCGCCTGGTGTACTCGGTCAGCATCAATGGCACCGTAACTCCGCCGGGTACGGGCACTTCCATCGTTTCCGGAGACGCGGAGAGCGACTTTTTCACGGCGCTCGATGGCAGCGGCATCACGGTAACACAGGGATAGCGTCGTGCGGCAGCAGACGCTGAACTCGTACCTGTACACTCAGTACGCGGACGATGATGACCTGCAGGCGTTAGTTGAGGCTTATAACCAGGGGACTCAGTATTTTGTAGACTGGTTCAACAACGTCAACCTCCCTTACTACCCCGGGTTGTCAGGCGGCCTTCTCAACTGGGTCGCCGAGGGCCTCTACGGATTGCAGCGTACGCAACTCGCAAGCCAGCTCTCGTCTGCCAAAGGGGCGCTGAACACAGTCGCTCTGAACACGATGGTGTTGAACGGGTCGATCCCGGCATCACAAACTTTCTACGACCTCACGGACGACATTTTCAAGCGCATCCTGACTTGGAACCTTTATAAGGGCGACGGTCGCCAATTCTCAGTCCGCTGGCTCAAGCGGCGCATCATCCGCTTCCTCGTCGGAACCGACGGCGTAGATCCGAATCCAGCCGATCCCGGTTTCACCATCGGCACTGAAACCACCAGCGCCGTCGGGGTAGTGATATCGAGCGGCAACATTGCGGTCGCGATTGACCAATCGGCGTTGTCGCTCCAAGCAGGCGTCACCCCTGGCGTTCTGCAGCTCTTCAAGGCAGCTCTCGAAGGCGGCAACCTCGAGATGCCGCTCGGCTATTCGATCGCCGTCAGCATCATCACCGGCTTCGTTGCGATCGCGCGGCCGAATGTCCTCACGAGTGACGGGCCGCAGTTCACGCAGACCACTGCTGCGACCGGGGTGGCGGTCCTGGGTGGAACTGGCAATTACTCGTATGTCTGGGCCTTCCGGACCGCCGGTCTTGGCGGGCCCGCTGCGATCCAGAGCAGCGCTGCCGGCGCGTTGACGACCGCCGAGCGGCTGGCTGGCTCCGCACAAGTCGGGACGAACGCGACTGGCGAGCTCGCCGGAACTCCCGGTGGCAAGGCTCACATCGACTCGGCGGCAAGCGGGACGCTCTCCGGTCCAGCTCACCCGGCACTGGCAGGTGCTGCGGCGGTCATCACAGGCGCCACGGCGACGTTTGATCGTGGCTCCCAACTGGTGATCGATTCGCCGCTGTCGCCGAACACGACCTTCACCGGTCGCAACCTGTCCTGGGGACAGACCCTTACGGGAGTCGCCGTCTGTACGGTCACCGACCTGGTCTCCGGTAAAACCGCGCAAGCCACGGTGCTCGTAACCATCACTTGCAGCATGCCGAATCAACTTCTGACCGAGGGTTCGGGCATTCCCATTTTCATCGAGGGCGCCCCCGTGTCTCTCGTCGTGGAGCCGTAAAGAGTGGCACTCAGCTCAAAAATTCTCTTCTCGAACCGCGCCACCACGACACTGGCGGCGCCAATGTCCGCGAACAGCCCCAGTGCGCAGGTGCTAGCTGGCGCCGGCGCACTATTCCCGGTACTGGGGCCTGGGCAGGCGTTCATCGCCACCCTAGAGAAGAATGGCTCGCCCAACATCTGCGAAGCGATCCTGGTCAACGGACACGCCAGTGGAAGCGACAATTTCACTGGACTGCTGCGCGGGCAGGAGGGGACGACAGCGCTTGCGTGGAACGCGGGCGACTCGATCTCGCTGTATCCGACTGGCTTCGGTCTGGATCAGCTTCTGCAGGCTGTCGATGCCCAATCGCAGACTTTCAACTACGCGCAAGATATTGGCAGCGCAAACGCTTACAAGGCGCTCCTTACGCCTGCTATCAACGCG